AAAATAAAAAAAAGGGTAGCCAAACGGTTACCCTTTTTTCAACAACAACAAGAATAATAAACTATCCATCACAAGACAAACAGTCTGGATCCATAGCTTTTGCAGCTATATCACCTCTGAGAACACTCTCAGTTCTCATATAATATAAGGTTTTAATACCTCTCTTCCATGCATCCATATGTACTTTGTTAATCCATTTTGGATCAACTACAGATGGAAAAGCCAAATTCAAACTAACAGATTGATCTATATAGTCTTGTCTTATACCAGCTTGACGTATTAACTCTAATTGATTTATTTCTTTAAAAGTTTTAAATACGTCTTTAACAGGTGTTCCTTCTTCTTCATTTAATTTACCAGCGTGATCATAATACCAACCATCTAGTTGTTTTATATCTTGTACTGATCCTCCGTCTTCTAGTATCTTATCCCAAGTCTCTTTGTTGTCTATAGCTAATTTACGTAAAACTTTTTTAAGTTCTTTGTTTTTACGTATAAATGTTCCTTTAGCAGATTGCTCTGTAAATACGTTTGCAGCCCATGGTTCTATACCTGGTGAAACGTTACCAGATAATTTAGAATTAGATACAGTCGGCGCAACAGCTCTTAGGTGAGTATTACGCATACCAGTTCCAGCGCACCATAAAGGCTCACCATATATTTCTGCTAATTTTCTTGAAGCTCTTTCTGTTTCTATTTTTATTTTAGAAAAAATCTCTCTTGTTTTAAACTGTGCTAAAAGGCCTTCAAAAGCTATACCATTTTTTTGTAGATAAGTATGCCAACCCAAAACACCTAAACCTAAAGCTCTTCCTTTGACAGCACTTCTAACTGAGTTATCAAAACCTTTCATGCCTTTAGCTCTTTGTATAAACTCTTCCAATACACCATCTAAAAACCAAGTAGCATCATATATTAAGTTAGTGTCTTTCCATTCATCATACTTGTCGAGATTAACAGAAGATAAACAACAAACAAAACTATGTGATTCATCTGTATGAAGTGTTATTTCACTACAGATATTAGTCATATGTACTTTTAATCCGTTCGTCTTGTAAGCATCAGGATTAGCTTTGTTTGTATTTCCTTTAAAGAGGATATACGGCTCGCCAGTTGCTTTACGTTTTTGGAGTACTTTGCCCCACTTTTTCCTAGCTTCTTTATCTCCCGTTTCAAGCTTTCGCATAAACTTATCACCGATGACAACACACTGATGTAAGTTAAGAGATTGTCTGTTGACGTCTCCTTTAGGCTCTCTGATTTCCAACCACTCATCGAAGTCATCATGGTCGATATTGATATTAACGCTTGCAGCTCCTCTTCTAACGGCACCTTGGTTTGTTGCGAGTATAGTTGAGTCATAAATTTTGCAAAACGGGACAACTCCATCTGATGTTCCATTACCTGTAATTTTAGCTCCAGCAGGTCTAATCATATTTATTCCGATGCCAACTCCCCCGCCGTGTTTAGCTAGCAACATCATTTCTAAATTCTTTTGGCCTATATCATTTATACTATCAGCTACATCTATACCAAAACAGCTTATAGGTAAACCACGATCTGTTCCAGTATTAGACAACACAGGAGATGCTAAACAAAGCCAGCCTTTCCACATATAATCAAAAAACTTATCTGATAACTCTGGTTTATATAATCTACGAGCTACAGCTTTACTAACTCTTTCGTAAGCTTCTTTTGGCGTTTCGTCAGATAATAAATAACCTCCACCTATTGTTTTCTTATATACTTCTGTATCTCCCCATGTAGGATAATCTACACCTTTTTTCCAATTATTATCCCACATTTTCTTCAGTATTTTTTTCTGTCATTTCTTTTGTTAGTTCCTGTATTGCTTTCTCGTAATCTGGCAATTTCTTCACTAGTGACATCGTCCCAATAGATAAATCTCTGAGATTCTGAAGTTCCTGAATTATTTGCTGTTGATTTGAACCAAGGGTTTCTATCTTGTTCCACATTTCTACTAGTTTACTTTCTTTCATTGTATGTTATATAAATAAATTAAATATCCTATTGTTACGTTTAAATTAACCGCTACTAAGTTCCATTGTTTAGCTACAAATACTTGTGGTATAGATAATATACCTCCGATCACATAGGTAGTAGCACCTATATAACCGTTATTTAATAAATAAGGTGACATCATTATAAAAGCTGTTCCCATATAGCCTAATCTATTAGATATTCTTTCAACAGCAGATAACCTTCTATCAATGACTAAAGATCTTAACAAGCTTCTTTTAAAACGATATTCACATTTTAAACACGTCTTTTTTTTATCGTGCTTAAACTTACTTTGTTTTTTTAGTTTGTTACACTTGTTACATCTTCTTGTTACCATATATCTTCAAAATCTTCGCCTTCGTTAGCTTTTGAGTAATCAGTAGGCCTAATAGCAAAAAAATCAGTATGAGTATGCCCCCCGGTAAGATGATAGAACCAGTCAAGATTGCTTGCTGCTTTTTCGTCATAATCAAAGTATTTCCCGATGTCGATGTAACCGAGTTCCATGATTTTTTCATTAAGTCTTTTTCTGATAAATTGTTTAAGATCGTAAGATCGTAGATTTTCAATATCTCCGAGTTCGAACATTTTGTCGATATATTTTTCTTCTGATTCAAGCATTGTTTGTGCTGCTTCAAGTACGTCTTCATAACAACTTTCTTTTAGGCCAGGTATATCATCACACATATGTGTAAACAATTTACATCCCATTTTACTATGTAATGATTCGTCTCGTACAGACCACTTCATTTGTTGCCCAATACCCTTGAGTAAATTACGTAATTGGAAGCTATAAAGAACAGCGAAAGCAGAATACAAACTAACTCCTTCTGCGAACGCACTAAAAATTGCCAATGATCTACCAATACCCACGGGATCGTTACCATTATAAGTAACGAGATTATCAAATCTATCTGCCGTTGCCGGCTCATGTAAAAAAGCTTCAAAGTTTTCAAGTCCTAAAGTTTCGTTTAAATAGCTGTATGCTACAGCGTGTATTGTTTCTTGGCTACCAAAAATCATAGCCATCTGTTGTATTTCATGTTTTGGAAACCACGATACAACCTTCTGTGTCCAATAATCAGACACCGCACATTCTGTTTGAGCAAAACCTAGCAATATATTACCTACTAAGTTTTTTTCTTCTTGTGTTAGTTTTTCGTTCCAGTCTTTAACATCACCAGACATTGGTATCTCAGTGTGTAGCCAAAAAGCTTGAGCTTGTTTAAGCCAACCTTCAGTATAGTATTCTGGATACTCAAATGGCTTGTAAGGTATTCTTTCGTCAAATAATCCCATATTTATTTATCGTAATGTATAGTTATGCATAATTCTATAAAAGGCACATATATAACGTGCTCTACAAAGTTTTTCTCTGGATAAGATCTCATACCTAATAAGACACCAGGGTATAGACCTAAATGTATCTCAAAACCGCTCATATTCTTCCCTGTGAGTTATATCTTTTTACATAATTCTTACTAGACTTAAGCTTAGACGTTTTAGTTTTCGCGTGCACTCCTTTTCTTTTTATTTTGTGCTTAACTATTTTACCTATTTGTATATTTTTAGCCATGTCTCATATCTTTAATTATCTGTATAACTCTATCACATTCTTTTTGATTCTGTGGTTTAAAAAGAGTGTAATTAGGAAATTGTTCGCTTACTAGTTTTTTGAATAACTTCCATCTCATAGGAAAAGACTCATTAGGTCTACCCTTAGTCTCTATTATAAAATCTTCTCCTATAAAATCTGGTGTATACTTTATAGGCAGAATACGTTTACAGCCTCTATTTGTAAATTCTCCTTTACTATTGGCTTGTCTTTCGTACACGTCATTTTGAAAATGAAAACCATTTAATAAAACAAAAGTTTCACCTTCGTATTTAGCTTTAATTTTAGCTTTTTTTAAAGCCATATACATATAACGTTCTAGGCCTGAAGCAAATTTTATACCATCATAGGATATTTTCTTTGACTGTACAGGCCCTTTTTTTTTACTCTTTCTTCGCATCATTAATGTAGCATTCTTCTATTTCATCTCGTAAAGAATTTTGAGCTGCTTGTATATATAATATAGCGTCCATCAACTCTTCTTTAACGTCTTGTAGATACATACCTAAATCTTTTACACCACTAGTTTGTTCATCTTGTAGTGTTTGTCCGTATTTAGCATAACCGACAGCTGATCTGTTATCAAATTGTTTTACAACGTCGTGTACGACTTTATCTTTTGATTCTAGCTTTATATTCATTATTTATTAAATTTAGCTGTTACACAAACAAATCCATTTTTTTCTTCAATAGCAAAACCTACATGCGTTGTTTCATCATTAATCATCTGTGTAAATGTTTCTTGTCTAGTAATCAAATCTGTATCAACAGACCAAGCTACAACAGCATCTCTCATGTATGTGTCTCTTAAAACAAACTGATGTTTATCTACATAATAAAACACAGTGTTTGTGCCAATTGTTTCTTCTTCTTTTAAAAATGCAATGGCAGCTTCTTTAGCAATAATAGATAAACTATCACTATGCTTTAAACTAGGATAATCGTAGTATGATCTGATAACATTAGTTAAGTCTAAAGCTTCTGAATAATCTCTGTTTAGATTATCAATCTCTAATTGTGCAAATGTAATTGCAGGTAATAAAAATAAAATTAAATTTCTCATAGTTGTTGAATATTAAATTATAATTGATCTTTTACAAAAGTTCCGTTTTTCATTTTGCCAGTTCTATTAGATATTTCATCATAAGCAGACTGAATACAAGTTTCAATGTCGACATCGACCAAGTGGGCAAGATTAGTAAGCACAACAACACTATCACCAATAGCGTCGATAACACCAGGTTTATCATTTTTAAGTAATGATTGCGATAGTTCTCCGGTTTCTTCATATAGCTTTATTAATTGTGTTTTAGGATCTCCTTTTTCGTATATACCCCTGTCTTTGGCCCATTTTCTAATATTGTCAAACATAGTAAACATATCCGGTTTATCAAATAGTGGCTCTTCAAATGCCATTTTCATAGCTTTATTATAAACAAAACATTTGTCTTTATCAAACATAGAGACAACTGAGTTTTTTAATACCCATTGTATCTTCCAGTCTTCATCAAGACTTAGTGTTTCATCTATAAGATCTATTTTCTTATCTCTTAATAGTTTTTCATCTAATTGTTCTTTACTGCAGTAAAAAGTTGTTGTTTGTGGTGTAGTGTTTATTTTCATGTTTATTAAAGTTTCGTATCTATTTAAATCTACTTTGTAGCCGTATACTCGTTGTAGATCATGTTCTACATCAGATGCTTTTTTTACATCTGAAGTGGCGAAGAGTACTTGATATTCCTCCTTGCTCCATCCTTGTTGTTTTTCAACACGTCTTTCTAAATTGTTGGTACAACCTATTTTTTTTATACCAGGGATATGATAAATGTAATACATTATTTTCAGGTTTGATTGTTTCTATTTAAAAAATCATTATATATATGCATGTTGTGTACGTGGTGATAATAGTAACCCATTTTATAACCTGTTTCTTTCGAAACTAAAGAAAATAATTCACTAAAACAATATTGATCATTACAAAATCCATACCAAAGATCATTAGACCTCATATAAACGCTCATGTATAGCAAATTATCGCGTACAGTGAACTGTATAGAGTAAGTACAAGGAGTATCATTGCGATACGTACTAATTTCTTTTCCATCATAAATAGAAATACAAGCTTGCCTGGTGTCAGGATTATCTCTAAGCATAGCCACAACTTTATCAAGCTGATGCTCTCGTTGCCATTGCCAACCATAATTACTTCTAACATTTCCATCTGAATCCATCATTTTGTACCATATAGGAGCTTTTTTAGCTATATCTTCAGCATTAGGATTTCCTGATAAATACCAATCCCATTCACGTCTTGCGTATGTTAAATTCCAACCACGCCAAGCAGTGTTTATTTCATTTTTATTTGGATGTAACAATGTGATGCCTACATCAAATATAGCTTTTGTATCAGAAAAATCTTCTCCATGTTCAGAGATATAATCGTAAAGATATTCAAATGCAAACCTAGCATTGTAATGTATTGTTTTTATTGGTTCAATTGGTTTTTCGATCATTTCTTTTATTATAGTAGTATTTGCAAAAATTAAAGTATTCTATCCATATAGTATCTTTATCATAGATGTGTGGTGATATGTTTTGTTTTTCACCCTTGACGTATGGGCCAACATTAATACATATTCTCCATTTATTTTGTTCACCATTTATACCCATTGGTGATATTCTAATATCATTCTTAATACACCAGACACTAGCTTTCATATCTTCCTCGCTAGGATTATGTTCAGGCATCCAGTTGTTTTTTTTGTACTTAGACACTACTGCCAAGGTATATCATTTGTCTGACTTTGCTCATTAGGTATGTAATTACCTGATGTAGGTTCCCATTTAAAAAACGCTTCAGCTTGATTTTCACCTAAGTTTTGGAATTTAACCTTGAGAACTTTAACCTTAACAGTTCCCAAAGAGTAATTACGGTGAACAAGAAGGCCATGATAACTAGCGTCATACCATTCGCCACCGCCTTTAATATTATACATATTTGGTTCTTCAATTTCTCCATCTTCTTTTTTAAACATTTTAGTTGGATGAGCTACTATTATAACTAGCACATCATATTTCTTACAAAATGCATCTATACGTGTCAGATACTCCATAGTATAATCAACTACACTTAATGATGTACCGTCTAACATTTTAACTTTATTAAAAGGATCTATAACAAGGCATTTAATGCCTTTTCTTTTTACAAGTTCAGCACCTTTTTTTAATACAGCATCTAGATCATACCTTTCCATATCAATAAAATAAAAATTATCATTAATATGTGATGTTATGTTATTCCATTTTTCGCTATTAATATCGTTTTTTGTAGGCATGTCACCCCACATTTTTCTTACAAGCTTATGACCATGTAAAAATACTGGTTGATTTTCTGGTGATGCGTATGCTGTTTTCCAACCATATTTCAAGTTGTATCCCAACACCATTCTATCAACAAAGTCAGACTTACCACTACTAGGAACGCCGGTAACTGTGATGAACTGTCCAGTATAAGTGGAGAAGATGCTGTCAAAGTTTTCAAGACCGATTTGATAACCCGGCTTGAAACCATTTTCAACAAAATCTTCAAGATCTTTTTCAACATCATTTAATGTTATAACGTATTCAAGGGGAACAGGATTAGCATTATTAATGACAGACCTAAGACTATTGGAGTCATTATTAACAAGGTAATCGTTTGCATCTTTGTAATTGCCAAATTCAACCGTATAACAGTTTTCAGCACCAAGTCTTCTAATAAGCTCTTGTTTAAGCGCTTCTCCAGCTTCATCTTGATCAACCGCGATAATGATCTTATTTTTGTTTTCAAAATATTCAATACAATTATCAAGGTAATCCAAATTGTTCCTATTAGTAGTAGCTCCGTTTGGAACAGATACCACATTATTGATCCCACATTGTATAACAGATAGAGCATCAATTTCTCCTTCGACAATAACACACCAGTCATGATTAATAACACTATCAATGTTATAGAATACTTTTTCTGCTCCTTTGTATAATTTAAAATTCTTTTGTCCATCTCTATACTTTACATTAATTAATTCGTCATTAATAAAATAATTAAACTGTATTGTATTTACTTCTTTATTCAGCTGAGGCATATACTCTATACCTTCTGATATTTTCATTTTATTAAGTACATGCTGTTCAATACCTCTTGATGAAAACCACTTTACAACATTGTCAGAAAGATCAGTATTGTTTTGAAAAACAGGTTTTGTATACTCTTTATATACATCACCTTTTCTTAAATACGTGTGCAGTTGAAATACTTGATCACAGTTGTGGCACGTGCCTAAACCTCTGTCCCAGTCGTATGAAGCACATTTTTTCTTCTTGTTGTGTTGTTGTCGTTCATGAGAACAAAGAGGGCATATACCCTCTTTCTTCCCTTTATCAAGATCATATTGATTATACTTATCTATAGTAAAACCATTGATCTCTTGCATAAATTAAAACGGTAAATCTGTATCGCTGCTTGCTTGAGCTGTTACAGGTGTAGATGTTTGTTGTTTATCTAATTTTTCTATTTTATTGTTAGTCCAAGCAACACTGATATTTCCTAAGAATACTTTTTCGGTTTTACTTTCTCTCTCTTCTTTGCTTTGTGCAACTGTAATAGGACCTTGATTACCAAAGTTGTCAAGTTCGTCATTAACGGTAATACTTATAGGTAAGTATTTACCTTTTTTACCATCGATGATTTTGTCTTTTGGGATTTTGCTCAAGTTTATTGAGCCATTAATAATAACTGCCATAATTAAAGTGTTTTAGTGATTATAAAATTTTCAGGTTTAAAGTTAGGTGTATTGTAATACAACTCATAATTATCTAAGGCCTGACGTATATTGTCAAGACCGTATGATAAAAAGTCATCAGAACAGTCGAAGTATCCTAGTTTCACTAAACTCATAGGATCTACGCCTTTCTGTAAAGCTTCTTGATAAGCTTTTATTGTCGGTTTAGTTACGACTACAAACGCAAAGTCATAACCAAATATTTTACTATATATATACGCTTGTGAATTATAATAAAAGTTTCTTGCAGAATACTTAAATTCATCTATAGATTTACCTGTAGTTTTAAGATCAATTATAAGTTTATGCTTGTGATTTACTATATCAGCTTTACACTTGAATGTTTTACCTTCAATCTCGCCTATATTTGGCACTTCGTATTCGGCATCTTTATCTTGTATAAGCTCTCTTATAAAATCATTACTTAAAACTTTTTCTTTTAATACTTGCATCATGTCAGCTTCTTGCTCTAACATGCATATTTCACCATCAGATAATTCCTTGTATGCTTTAGTATTTCTGCTACTAGATTTAATTATTTTAAACTTATCTAACTTGTGAGGCTCTAGTATGCAAGTGTGAAAATAACCGCCAAGCACAAAGTTGATGTTGTTTACTGATGGTATACCATAAGCTTCAGGATTATTTATCAAAGTGTTTATGTCACTATATGAAAAGTATTGTTTTCCAAATTTACCATAGTATTGCTCATCATCTCTAAGCTTTTCAATTATTTCTTTTTTATTCATTATAAAGTTTGTTTCTTAACATATTTGCTTGAATCTACAAAATCTTCTGATTCGTCTTGTCCGAAGACACCTAAAGCGTAAAAACCAGTAAGCTTAAGAACAACACGTGACATAGCACGCTTCTCAGCCATAGCTAACACATAGCTTTGTCTACAGTTCTTTTCGTTGGCCTCGCCAAATGTTTCTAGTGGACGATCATTCCATACTGTTATAGCTTTTACAGCAGCTGATTTACCTGGGGTATACTCGATAACATTGTATTCAATATCGATTTTAGCTTCAGCTTGTATCTTATCGATACCTGATCGTGTAATAATAGTCCATCCTTGTGGACTTTTGAATGTGTCTTCTTTAGTTAGTTTGTACTTCTTGTACAAAGTGTTTAGAATGTCTGCTTTGTTTGTGCTCATTGTATTTAATTTAATTTAATAGATTATCACTGTGTTGTTGTTGTCGCGTCGTATTTACATAAACTTTATAAATTGATTTTTATTTAAGTTGTTACAAAGTTTAAATATAGCGGCTCTTTTTATTTCTGAAACTCTAACTTGTGAGTTTTCGCCTTTTAAACCTATTTCTACAGCTATTTCCTTTGCTTTAGCTTTATCGCAGTCTATTCCAAAACTACGTTTTACCACTATTTGCTCTTTGTCATTTAAAAAAAGGTTTATCATTTTAATTAACTCATCATTGTGCAAATATTCGTCTTCTTCATAAGCTACATTATTAGCATAGCTTTCTCCATTTTCATTTGTGTTATCTAGTTGCAAGAAAATAGCTTGTAGAAATTGATTTATTATTTCTTCATCTGAATCTGTTTCTTTAGATTTTTTTTTTAACCTGTTCATCTCTGACTCAGGTATTCTCATGTTGTTTCTATATGTGTTTATAGCTCTTCTAATGGTTCCTTTTATTCTTTTGCTAAGAAAGCTATGTAATGTTGCATCTGGATCAATAGAGCTCATTAATATTTCTTGGTCTACATTTTTTAACCCGTTTATCAAACCTATACTTCCTTCTTGTATCAAATCATTTATTGTTAATATACCAATATATTTACCTTCTGTAGAGAATCTTCTTGCTATTGATTCTACTAAAGGTAGATACTTTACAACTAAATCCTGATCTTCAAATTTTGCATCATTAATTTTTGTTGCTTGTTCTAAGTCTTTTTTATAACGTATGTAATTTTGTACGTTGTACTTTTTCATTTAAGCTTTCGTTCATTATGGTTTTTTCCTGTTTTAATTGTTCGTTTATGTTTCTGTAAATTGTTCTAGTTGTTACGTTAAGCTCTTTACTTAGTTTGCTTATCGTTATTTTTTCTCTCTTATCATTTATCAAGATCATAGCTTCGTATATATCTTGTTCTTCTATTTTCTTTTGTTTACCAATTAGAGAGCCAACTATTTTTAATTTATCGTTGACGCTAAGCAAACAAGTGTCTTTAAATATTATTTTTCTTAACTTGTTTTTTGGTGGCCTATCAAGATCTTGCGAGTAAACAACATTGATAATGTCATTGAGAGCTTTCTTGTTAATAGTAAATGTAATAAAATTATTTTCTTTTTTTGTTATATTTTCTGATAAATCTACAAACTGATCAAGGGTCATGTTAGGATTTAGATACCACAAAACAGTTAAATGCCAAACTAATGACCTGTGTGTTGTGATTAATGCTTTTGATCTAAATAGATCATAACACTGATAAGTTCCATTTATAAAATAAACATAATCTTTTGTTACTACATCTGGTATATCTGTTATTGGATCTCTCCTGTAAATTATTTTGTTTCTCTCTATGTATTTAAAATTTCTCACATCCAAGTACGCAAACGCCTTCTGTATCTTTCTCTTTTTACTAATAATGATGCTCTGTTTTTTATCTTTCTATGAAAAGTTTCTTCAGTCATTTTATCTCTCCCGAAAGCTAATGATATGTTTATGATAGAGTATCTTAAATCAAATATTTCTTTTACTACGTAGTTTATGTGTTTTGCTTTTCTTGTGGTTAATTTGTCTTTAATGTTGTTGTAATAGTTCATAGTTGTAGTTGTTTTTTATGTGACGATTAAAGTATTTCCCTATACTTTCAGCATATTTAAGACTTATAAAATCGTTAATGTTCACCTCTTTGAACAAATACCTTTTGTTATTAACAAACTGAACAGTTAGTTCTTTTTCATCATAACTATATAGTATAGAAATAATTGCGCTTGAATTTACTGTTATTTTTTCTTTCGCTATATTCATTATATTTTCTTATATAAATTAATTAAAATATCTATTTTAGTTTTTATCTCTGCTGCTTTCTCGTAATCTTCTTTTTCAACAGCCGCTATTTCATCTACACGCAATTGCTGTACACGTTCAATTATAAGTTCTGCTTTAGATTTCGACTGTCCATGCTCTGATTCAAATGAATATGATACATTACCAAATATATCTCTCTGTGTGTGTGTTGTGTGAAAATCCATACCGTTGTTTGTAGTTTCTTCTATTATTATTTTTATTGCACTAGCTTGTAACATTTGCCATTGCGTTTTGATCTTGTCCCACCTTATTATGTTGACTTTTTTCATATTCTAGCACGCTTACTCTTTTTTCTAGTTTCTTTATTCTGTCAAGTAAGCTACGTAAATCTACTAAATTCTCATCATGTAATATCTCTTGGCCTGTTATTAAAAACTTTTCTATTTTGTTATATATCTCTAACAAGTAATAAAAGCGCTTGTCTTTCATATCAACATCGATATATTTTAAACCATGTAGCACAGTAGCATGATCTCTATTTACTGTTTTGCCTATAAGAGAATAAGAATGACGAGTATATGTTCTTGCAAGTTTGAAATAAACCCATCTTGCGTGTACTCTATCTCTACCTCGTTTTTTTGAGCTTATATCTAATATGTTAAACTCTTTTTGTACTAGATCAACTAGTAATTTTAATTCTATCATTAGTGAAATATTAAACCTATTTTATTTGTTTTTGTAAACCATCTTGTTGCTTTAAGATCTGATTTTGAAGCAGATACGTAGCCTGATTCCCAAAGTGTTAATTTGTTATCAAATATTTTAGCATGCCTGTGGCGTTTATAATCAATGCGATCTGCATCGACACCGGATGTTGAGTATATTAGATCAAAATTATCTGGTATAAAAGGTTTTACATCATCAGCTTCAAAGAAGCGTATACTATTAGTATAAGCATAAAACTTAATATCTTTCATAGTATTCATAACATCAAACCACTTGTGTATATACTCTTTACTGTAAAAGTCACCGCCGTCATGTATACGTACATATGTGGGTCTTTCTAGCTTTAGCTCGGCTATCATAAGCTCTGCAAAGTCTGGGCGAAGTGTGTATAGCAACTTTTGCTCGTGAGATTTTTTAACGTTAGGCATTTTGTAAAATTTCTGTTTAGCGTAACAGAACTCTTTACAAGGACCAGCATACGGGCAAGTAATTTTACCCGTAGCTGACTTGTAAGCGGGAATACTAAAATTGAGTACGCGTTCACCTTCAATTTTGCTTGTCCGCTTTAACTTTGTATTTTGTGTTAACAGTCTCATTACTCTTTGTCAAATACAGTTATGTCTATAAAATATTTTATAAATCTTATAGAGAATATTAAGTAATTATTTTTTTCGTAAAGTACTACTAGTGAAGGTGTTATGTATATACTATTGATCATTACACCTGCTGAAAATATTTCTTTCATTTTTTAAGTTTAATTATTGAAGTTGATTTTTTGCCAAAATGATCTTTTTCGCCAAAGCCGTAGCCTTCTACAAATTCGATCTCTATGTTCTTAGCTGGCGGCATATTAGCGCCGCCGCCACAGAACTTTGTTATTATATATTTACGTTGTTTTTCGGTCATTAGTCTAATAACACCATATAAGCTTCAGCATTAGCTTTACGAAACCAATCTAAGCCTTTGCGCATTTCTTTTTGCCACTTAGCAGTTTTAGGATTAAGCAGTCCGCCTTTGCGTTCTATAATAAATTGTAAACCCATCAGATAATCATACATAGCTAACTCTTCAGGATTGAGCTTGTATTTTTGACCTGAATAAGGATTGTGAACTGTTTGGTGTTTTGTGCCTACGTGGCCATCGAACCACTTTGGTAATTCTGTTGTTGTCATGTTGTTATTCTACTTTTTGGTCTGCAAAGGCAGCTGTTATTAATACTTGAAAAAATAATTCTACGTCGTCTTGCTGAAAGCCATCATCAAGTAATGGTGCAATAATTTTCTCTTGCATTTTTTCTTGAAAGTATGATAGCTCAAAGCTATTGATCAGGTTTGTCATGCGTAATACTTTGGCGTTGATCTCAAAGTAATTGTTTAATTGTTCTTGTGTCATAATTAGTAAGCGTTTAAAATGTCAATTGTTTTAGGTGTTAAATTTCCAAACTCGTCTATAAGACCATCTTGAATAAATGAGCTAGCGGTACGGCCGTAATGACCTTGTAATTGCCACGCTAACTTAGTTCTGATAAGATGCGCAAAAAAGTTGACTACGTCTACCTCGTTCATCATACCTGTTTCATACTCGATTACTTGTGCTGTAATATTCATTGTTGTTTATTTTTATTATCACGATCTTCTATCTGCTTGTATCGTACATAGTGTAAATATTCTTGCTCTTCAAAATGTAGTTGTTTGTGCAGTTCAGATTCTCTCATGTGATTAAATAGTTTTTTTGTACGTCCCATATTCTATTGCATCATAAAATTCGTTAACATATGTTCCTTTGTTGTATATCCATTGTTTCAACGATATATCGTAATGTTCATAGTGTACATCTAGCCACGATTCTACAAGATCTAGCATCTCGTCAAGATCTCTAGTCTCGTGTAAACCACAGAAGTATTTTTTTGTGAGTTTTGATATTTGCATTTTATTTTATTTTATTAAGTCTGCTTGAAGGAATCGAACCTTCTATATTACGTCCGTAAATAATATATGCCACCAGGCTTGCAAACAGGATTAAACTTAAACATTATGAATACACGGACAATATTATTATCACACAGGCACGCAATGTTGCGTCGTATCTACATTGACGAAACCTAGTAATTTAACTACGTATCTGGCATAGTTATAACCTTCATTGTTTATCAAGAACCAATCATTATTTTGGTTAGTAAGCCAAAACTGAGGGCCATATATATATCTACCTGCAGCATCAACTTTGTTATACATTTCAAAAGCGTCTGTAAACCAATCAACATCTTTGTTTACTTCTTTTACAATAAACCTTTTTATATCTACCTGTGGCAAACGCTTGATCATAGCTTGTATAGCAACAGAGTAATGATTGAATATTACATAACTATGTACATCATCAATACTACATGGTTTACGATCATAAGGCAGATTGCGCAAGAATTCAAATGCTTCATGTTGTTTCATTTTTCTACTATTTTATTTGTTACTTGTTTTAATTCATACTTTTCATAGCCTGCCATAGAATTTGCTGTCGCACAACGGAAAGAAGCTTCGCGTTGTCTGTAAACAGGATCAAGCATTTTTTCTATAGCATTACGCATAGTTCGCATATAATCAGATTTACCAAGTTCACCCATTTTCTTGAGTATTTTTTGTTTCTCTTCGTATATGTCTCTATTCTTGTTGTTTTCTTCTACTTGCAGTAGAGCTTGTTCTCTAGTTTCGTGTTCAGTAGTAAAACATTTGTCTTTATACTGCCACTCTAGCTCATATTTGTCACCATTATGTTTTATTATAATATTCATAATTTGCTTATAATGTATTCGTGAAACTCAAAAATTAAATCATCTTTGTTTTCAGACCTTATATATTCTTCTTGAGATATATTGCTTAAGTTTTGATAAAACCAGTTGTCGTGAGGATCTTTGCTTAAATATGGAAACATAAAATCACCAAATGCTCTTATGCTGTCAAACTCAGCAGTTATGTCTGTTATTCTATTTTTTACTAATCTTCTTGCCATAAGTCTTCGTCTTCAAATTCACAATGTTCTTTACAATCTGGGCATATACCGTAGTCTTCGTAAACCAAATCACCGGCGCCACAACAGTTACTAATCTTCATAGTTATATTCTTCATTTAGTTCGTCTATTTCTTCTTGTATATAAGTCTCGTTGCTTTTACACCAATCGCGTGCGTGCTTTAAACCTTCGTAAAAGCCTTTCCAGTATATTTTATTCTCTTGTTCTGTCATCTTGATATTTTAATTAAATCTTTATATAAATCTTCTATATCTTCTTCCATTTCAACTATCATACGTGCTTCGTCTAGTAATGATTTTAAAGCAGATACTTCGTAAGTTGATGGACAATTCTCGTTTCTGTCTTCTTGTGACATATATAGATATAACTCTATTTTTTCTCTAGCATCGTAGAGATCTTTGCTTGTGTTTTCCCACATGCAGTAGCTCATATTACTCATATTCTTCTTCTTGTATTTGTTGTTTCCATTCTTCCCACTCACAGGTGTCTAGATCTAAACAGTCTTCAGATATATATATTTTATCGCCTCTGTTGAAATTAGGTAGCATATCTGCTAGTAATTGTTCGAAGTCGTGATCATAGTAGAATACGTTTTCTTCGATAAGTATAGACTCATTAGCCCATTTAGCCACGTAGACATCATAGCCATCTGCAGTACAATAAGGTTCAATAGTATACACATAGTCAGAAAACTCTTTCCACTCGGTGTGTATAGTAACATCGTAGTGCATTAGTACCCACTCACGTGCGTTAAGTGTTGCGTTTGGTGAACTCATATCTTTTTTATTTTCTTTATCAAACTCGTCTTGATCTATATACATCATACTTCTTCAGTTTTAAATACATTAGGAAATTGTTTTACCATGTATTTTGCAATGCCAAGACCTGCATTAGTTTGTTCTACTAGTAGTTTAGCTACACTGTCTTGCATTTCAAATAGATCATCTTGATCATATAAGTCACGGTAGAAAAAATTGTCATTACCTAGTAGCTTACATAGCTCTTCGATAAATTGTAAGTTTGTCATTTTAGTCATAGTTGTTGTTATTTAAGGGTTATTAATTCTTTTTCAATTATTTCTTGTAATATATACTTCTGCAAATTTTCATCACAAGTATTGTAGCCAAACTCGCCAAACTCTTCAGCGAATATGTCTAAGGTCTGATGCAGCCAAGCTGCTTGTTCTTTTGTTGTTGCCATATGTTTATTTAAATATTTGATGTTTAAAGTCTTCTACGCAGTTTTTAACTGCTGGCTCACACCAGTGAATAGCATATACTTGTAATAAATTTATCTCGCTACCTTCTAGTGTAATGTCGATCCAACCGTTAGGTGATTCTACAGCATCTATTATACGTACTTTAGCTTTGTAAAGATCAATAATAAAATCTTGTGTAATGTCTGTTGCTTCTAGTATAATCTTCATGATAATTCTTTTAAAAGTTTATTTGCGCGGTGTATAGCAAAAGCGACAATGCACAAAGTAAATGGTATTGCATAAGCAAGACCTGTAATAAAATCTGATGTGTAAATAGTTAAATGATTCATGTTGTTATTGTTTAAAATTAATATCACTGACTTTTATATACTTGTATCGTATATAGTTTATATAGTTGAAAGCGAGCGAGGATTCGAACCTCTGTTTATTAACCTAACGTATGTGTCAAAAATTAAGACTCACCATTAACTGATGCAGTCTAAAAAACCCACTCCGGTCGCCACGACAGCACTCGCTTTGTTATGTTATCAGAACTACGCCGTGTTATCACTACTTTAATAAGTGCACCTCGATTTATGTCTTCAAACTATTTCTTCAGGAGCAGGCCTCGAACCTGCATCTCTGTCATCTAACCTCTCACACTCGTAAGCGCTACTTGAGTGCTCGTGCTCAATCGATGACAAGTGTTTTACCTATTTTAAACTATCCTGTTTATAATTTTTTGCTTGATCTATTAAGTCTACCATAAGATCTTCGTATGTTTCGCCATCTTCAAGATCACACTCGTATTTAACAAACTCTATTATCTTATTGTAGAATTTATCTTCTGACTCGTTGTACAAATCATGGAAGTAATCTAACGTATCTTTATTCCAATGGTATTTATTTATCTTAGACATGTGCCATAACCTTTGCGGCGAAATGCCTTGTTAATTACTGCTGCTTGTGATCGCGGCAAAACGTGTATAGCATTGCCTGTTTTGTGATTAGTTACAGGCACACAGCCGTAAACTTCTACATCACTGCAATTGACACATACTTTATAACCGAGATCTGTACGACCTTTTGGTATACTACTACCACATTTACATATACTCATAATAATTAATTTATAATAATATCACTGGGTTATTTTAAAGCGATTCGAATAATGTCGATCTGTTCTTGAACTCTTGCTTGTCTTTCGAGAGTTTCTGTGTCTCTATCACTACACTCTAACTGTTCGAGTAGTGTTTCAAGTGCTAGTATTAATAAATGCTTGTCCATATATTATAGCTCTTTTATAATTATATCTTGTAGCTCTAGTATTAAGTGAATTAAATCACCTTCTTTCCATTCTCTTAATTGCTCATAAGTGAAATCTAAATTCATATCTTCTTTTTTCATAGCTTTTCGAATAAGTTTAATATACTTTGACCTAAATAAAGATCCTGCATTGTTAGTTTTAATGTGTACTCATTAATGAACTCATCTAGTGAATACTTGTAAGGATCTACTTTTGGGTACTGTTGAGCCATTACCATCATGTAGTATCTAGCTGTGTTATGTAACTGCTGTTCCATTTTAATGTATTGTTATATTACCGAACATGTCTAACCAGTTTTGCTCTGACATAAATGTAAAGCCTTTGTGGTTGAACCAAGATGTTATTGGCTCTTTTGAGTTTACATCTGCAAACCTTTTTGGTAAAAGATCGATGCGAAAACCGTAATGTCTAGTATTGTTAATTTTAATGTAAGGGCGTTTGGTTACTGAGGAAAATCTAATCTTCATAGTTGTAGTTTTTAGTTGTTTTGGTTATTATATTCTTGTCTAAATTCTTGGCATTCTTTTTCGAGGTTTGATAAGTAATCTGAGTCATCGATGTCGAATATTTCTTGTAAAGAATCGTACTCACCTGTGAAAGTGCCGTCTGAGCAGATGTAAACATTTGTGCTTGCATTGTACTCGATAGTCATAATAGTTTTTAAGTGTGACATGTTATTTTATTTAGTGGTTAAATTATTTGTAGTTAATATCACTAGGTTGTTTAAAAGTGAATCGAATAATGTCTAAAGTTAGTTGTGGTTATGATATTCTTCATTGTTAAGTGTAACATGTTTTACCATGCCATCTTCAATGGTTATTTGGTTACCATAGGCATCTTCTATCATTACATAGTTAGTACCTGTCTGAACACCATCTTCAATGTTGTCTTCTAATGTTTGGAAGTGTTCTATAGTTACTTCTCCGATCTCTTGTTTTAGTCTAGTAATTTCCATAGTTAAGGTGGATTAATAGTTTATTGGTTAAAAATATGGTTAGGGTATAATACAATACCTCAAAGTCAGTGTATTTATAAAAAGTGTGACAATAGGTACTAAGATTAATATAGTAAGGGGCTAATGTCATAGTTTTTCATGTTATACTCTGTGTTTTAAATTCATATATAATATCACTAAGTCATATCGAAGTGCTTCGTATTGCTATACACTTAGCCGTAGCGACTCTTCTTTACCTCACCTTGCTATACATTTAAAAAAAAAGGCCACCATATAGGCAGCCTTTGTTAGTGAAATATTTAATTTATTTTAGTTTTGTGGTTTTAATAGATTCTATATCTTCAGATGGTAAATCAAGTTCATCTAAGGATTTTATAATTTCTTGTAATGTGTTTTTCTCTGTGGTTATATATAAAGGCTCTTGACCTTCAAAAAACCAAATCTCGTACTCGAATTTTAAATGCATAATGTTTAATTTTAAGGTTAATTAATAAAGCAGTTTATTGACTTGCTTAGGTCATTTGGTTTAAGTTAAACTATTGTTTTTAATTCTCTAACAAACTTTGGTAAGTTAACTGAGTTAGTGTAATTACCATACTTTTCCCAACAAGGCATTGCTTCGAACTTATCCTTTAGTTGCTCATACACCTTTGAAGGTTTGTATTGAAATGTTTCACCTTTCTTGTTTGTGTACTCTAATACAAGTGACTTGTCTTTGATGTTGTTTTTACTTAGTACAAATCGCTTTACTACTTTTACTTCTTTACTTTTTGACATAATAATAAATTTAAGTTAATATATAAGTTAATAATCGAATATAATATCACAACTAAAAGCAAAGTGCCTCGTATTGCTATACACATAGTATATAGTCAAAAAAAAAGGACACCCGAAGGTGCCCTTGATTGATTGCTTAGACGAGTGTGTCAAGCTCACGTACAAACTTTGGTAGATTAAGTCTGTTAGTGTAGTTACCATACTTGTTCCAGCAGGGCATAGGTTCGAACTTATCTTTTAACTGTTCGTACACTTTTGAAGGTGAATACTCTACTGTTTCGCCTTTGGCTGTAGTGAATGATAACACTAGGTTTTTGTCTTTGATGTTATTCTTAGATAACACAAATCTTTTCACTACTTTTACTTCTTTAGTTTTTGCACTCATAATAATAAATTTTAAGTTATAAATTTAAGTTAATAATCAAGTATAATATCACAATTAAAATGAAACTGCCTCGTATGCTATACATACCCGTATCAGTACAAATTACATAGGGTTGTGGGGCCAGGCCAGGCATCTTGTGTTTTCTAGCCTGTGTGAGAGCAAGTGGGGGCTGGGCTAAAAAGTTGAGTTTTCCTAGGGTAGCCTTACCTGCCTCGTATAGTGCAATACAATCCCCCAAAATATCTAATATAAAAAAGGGTGACATAAGGCCTAGGATATATATAATAAAAGGCTATTGTCACTTGATCTTAAATAACTATATTTGAATGTAATAACTTTAATATGAGTAAAGAACTTAAAATTAAATCAAACGGACTCAGAAATGAGTTAAAGGAGATACGCAAAAGTATCGACAAACTAACGAACGCGATGATTGAGATACATCTCGCACAAACAAACACACACTATGAAAACAATGCTAAGCTTTGTACTTGTAGCAACGATGATGAGTTGCACGAGTCAAAAAAATCTCGTCGCACAGCGACAAAAGAGAATAAGTGAGTTTAAAGAAATAACTAAAGACGTCTGTTTAGACAGTCCAAACGAAGTGCTACTAGCACAACTGTTATATACACAAATGTTAAAACCCGTAAATAAATAGAAAACATGTCAAACTTTAAAATGAAGCATAAGGGAGTACCTGCTCTTATGAAAACACTAACCGCTGGTCAACAAGGTATGATCAAGTCTATGAGAGAGTCTGGTAAAACAGCTCAAGCTGATGCTATTGAAAAAGGCATTAAAGACGCACCTGTTAAAAAAATCACAGATAAAAACCGAAAAGAAGTAGGTAGAGGTGGTAAAGATGTTGTTATCTCAGAAAAAGAATCTACAGTACGTAGACGCGATAGCAAGAACACAGGAGCAAGAGACTTTGAACAAGTAACTCAAACTGTACAAAAAGGAAGTAAAGCACAACGCGGTACTACAATGTCTGATCGTCAAGGAGCAGGACGTATGGCTAAAAAGACATATCAACGTGTAAAAGGCCAAAAAGGTAAATATACTATGATGGGATCTGATACTGCTGGTACTAAAACAAAAGGCGGTAGAACTCAGTATAGAAAGTTAGCCGACGGATCTAAAGTAGTTGTAGAAGCATCGTTAAAAGAAAGAGGCGAAGCTCCAAAAGCAAAAGGTGTTCAAACTGCTAAAATTAAAAAGACTGATATATCTAAGGATTTAAAGGAAAAGGCTCCACGTAGAAAAGTAAAAACAGCAAGTGCTATTACTCCAGTAAAAAAGAAAGGCGTAAAAGGACTTAAAAAAGCTGCTCTTAAAAAGTACGGTTCAAAGCCTATTAAGAAATACGGTTGTAAGAAATAATGTCTTATAAACTATCACCAAAAGCTGCTGCTGCTAAGAAAAAAAGAGATTTGGCGTATGCCAAAACACCTCGGCGTCGTAAAATGAAAGCTGAGAATCAACGAAAACGACGAGCGGCGAAAAATTCTGGGCGCAATGTAGATGGTATGGATTATGATCACACCACTAACAGCTTTGTGTCAGCATCACGCAACCGCAGCGGCTTTGGTAAAGGAACTAGAATTAACAACACTAAAAACAAGTAATGGCAAGAATATCCACATACGATAGAGACCTAGTTTTATCAAGAGATGATATATTAATAGGATCAGATGCAGAAAATAGTAGTGTTACTAAAAACTACTCAGTTGGATCTTTGATAGACTTTATAGCTCTATCATCAGATGGAGTTGTCGACACTAATTATTACTTAAGCTCTATAACAGCTGATCAAACCTCAGGCGTTATTACGTTTGTAGTAGATGGCACAGATAATCAAGAATTAACTTTAGGCACAGCGGCGTTTTCTGCGGCTAGTAGTTTTATGGCTTCTGATGCCACATTCAATACAGCGGCTGTAGTTTCTGAAAACGATATAACAGCTTATTATTTAAATGTATCAGGCAACGGTACCTCTGGACAGCTATTGTCATCTGATGGAGACGGATCATTTTCTTGGGTAGACGCTGCTAATATTGCTGACACTAATTACTTTTTAGATGGTGTTACTAGAAATGGTAATGTTGTTACTTTTTCTGTAAACGGAACAAATAATCAATCACTAACTTTTGGTTCTGCAGCTTTTGAAAGCGTTGATTCTATAATCAGTCAACTTGCCTCTACATTATCTTTATCAGATATTGATACATCGTCATTAAAAAGTCTAGCTTACTTAGATGCTGTAGGTACTAATGAGATAAACACAAATGCTGTTACTTCATTAAAAGTAAAACCTGAAGCAATTACAGAGGAAAAACTAAATGTATCTAATAATCCTACATCTGGTTATGTATTAACTTCTGACGGTACTACTGGATTTACTTGGGCTGCTAATTCAGCAAGTAATTATTTTCTAGATGGTGTAAGTAGAAATAACGAAGTTGTTACATTTAGCTTAGGTGGTGGCGGTACTGATGTTACTTTTCAGTTTGGACAAGGAGCATTTTTAGATAAACAGACTACTGTAACAGATCGTAATGCTGCTAGAATAGCTATGGCTAATCATACGCATGAAATGGCACATGTAACAGATGCTGGTGCTTTAGCTACTAAAACAACTGTTGGTACAGGTGATATAGATAACAGTGCTATTACCGCTGGTAAGCTTTCTGCGTCTACAGGTGTTTCTGGCCAAGTTTTATCTTTAAACTCTAGTTTGAATTTAGAATGGACTGCGGCCGGTGGTGGAGCTGCTAACATGCTGTCTCTATCTGATACACCAAGTTCTTATGCAAACGCTGGTGATATTATGGTTATAAACTCTGCACAAAATGGTATGGAGTTTACTGCATTTAAAGTTAGTAATACAAATAATTTCACTACAGTTAACAGCGGAACGCCTGGTAAGGTTTTAGCTGTTGATGTAAATAATGACGGATCTACCAGTTATAAAGGATTAAAGTGGGTTGATACTGATACGGTTGGTGCTACAACATTTACGGGTTTAACAGACACGCCTTCTAGTATTGGTTCTGCACATCAGCTTTTAACAGTTAACGCGGGTGGTTCTGCTTTAGAGTATAGAGCATTAGATGCAAATCATATAGCTAATAACTTAATTACTAATGTTATGATTGCCGATGGAACCGTTACGGGTGGTTCCACGGGTAATATAGCTGAAGATGCTATAGTTACTTACAATATCGCGGATAATGCTGTAGGTAGTAATCAGCTAAATACAGGTGCTGTATTAGAAGGAAAAATTGGTACAGGTGCTGTAACAGCTAATAAAATAGGTACAAACGCTGTTACCACTGCTAAAATATTAGATGCTAATGTTACGCTTTCTAAGTTAGCTACAGATGTTACACTTTCGGCACTTCCAAACGCTGCTAACACTAGAACTGACTGGGACACTTCTGGTAATACAAAAATTGATTGGTATGTAAACAATAGTAATGAAATGAGACTTTTAGCAGATGGTACGTTACACGTTGATGGTGATGTACTAGCTTTCTCTACTACTATTGCTTCTGATAGAAATCTTAAAAATAACATACAAGTAATTAAAGATCCAATAAATAAAATTAAACAACTAGATGGTGTTACTTTTAATTGGGCTAGAAATGGAAAAGAATCTGGAGGTATTATAGCGCAAGATGTACAAAAAGTAATGCCTTCACTAGTATCAGAAGTTAAAGAACTAAAAGATACATCATCACACCTTGCTGTTGATTACAATGGTGTTATCGGTTTATTAATAGAAACAGTAAAAGAACAGCAAAATCAAATAGATGAACTGAAAAAACAGTTATCTTAGTATAGTCAAATAAATATAATTTTATGGAATTTAATCAACCGAGTGAAATCGTAAAGGATTTAACCTTTAGCGATAATGCTCAAACTAAAATCATGCGTGGAGTAGATAAACTAAACTCCGCGGTATCATCAACATTAGGTGCTTCAGGAAAGTGTGTTATATACGAAGACGGGCTTGGAAGACCTATAATTACTAAAGATGGTGTTACTGTTGCACAAAGTGTTATATTGATGGATCCAGTTGAAAACATTGGAGCTACATTAATAAAAGAAGCAGCACAAAACACCGTTAAAGAAGCAGGTGATGGTACTACGACCTCAACTGTTTTAGCTCACGCTATACTTAATCAGTATTATTCTAAATATAAGGATATAAGTTTAAGGGATGTAAAAAATAGTATTTTTAATATAAAAGATAAAATATTAAAATACCTTGAAAAAAATTCTATATCTGTTAAAGATAAAATGCTAGAAAACGTAGCTAGAATATCTACAAACAATGATACTGTATTAGGTTGTATAATAGCCGATGCTTACAATAAAGTTGGTAAGAATGGTGTGGTTCTGATGGAAGAATCTGACGATGATAAAACGTACGTTGAAATCGTAGATGGAGTGCAGTTTGATTCAGGTTTAAAATCACCACACTTTGTTACTAACACTGAAAAAGGGAAATGTGAATTACAAAACCCACTTATACTTTTGATTGAGTCAGAGATAAATAGTATAAGAAGAATACAAAGTGTTTTAGAGTACGCTATAAAAAATGATAGAGCTATATTGATAGTAGGTAATGTTGCTGCTCAACCAATGAGTGCTTTAGTTATGAATAAAGCAAAGGGTAATATAAAAGTCAACATTATAGATTCTCCTGGTTTTTCTACTATTAAAAAAGATATGCTTGAAGATTTATCTATTATAACCGGTGCTAGAGTTATTAATGAAGATTTAGGAGACGATTTAGATTTAATAGATGAAACATTTTTAGGCGAAGCTGTAAAAGCAGTAACGGATGATAACAACACTGTTATAACTGTTGGTGAGCAAACACAAGAGATTAAAGATAGGATTTTACAAATAGAAGAAAGACTAGATGAAGAGCAAAATCCATATTTAAAAAAGAAATTAGAACAGCGAAGAGCTATGCTTTCCGGCTCGGTTGGTATTATTAAAGTAGGTGCTGATTCAAAGATTGAATTAAAAGAAAAGAAAGACCGAATTGAAGATGCCATATACGCTGTAAAAGCAGCATTAAAAGAAGGTATTGTACCAGGTGGAGGAGTTGCACTGTTAAACGCAGCAATAAGTATAACACCAAAGAACAAAGAGGATCAGTTGCTTCTTGATGCTGTTAAATCACCTTATCTAACTATACTAAAAAATGCTAATATAGCTGAAGTTTATCCAAACAGAAAAGGTGTTGGTTTAGACGTTGTTTCTGGCAAAGACGTAAATATGGTTAAAGCAGGAATTATAGATCCTGTTCTTGTAACTAAAACAGCCTTAACAAACGCTGTAAGCGTGGCAACTACTATTATGTCAGCTGATTGTGTAATTTCAAACGTGAGAGAACAATGAAAGCTGTAAATAAGTACATAATAATTAGTCGTATAAAAGAAGAGGTTAAACCAAATAAAAGTGGTTTAATACTTAATGAAAAACATCAAGAAGATGTTAGATATAGAAAAGCAAAAGTTATATCGGTAGGTAATCTTATTGAGGGTTTAGAACCTGAAAATGAAATATACTACGACAAACATGCTGGGTATGGCATAGAGTTCAATGATGAATTTTTTCATGTAATTAAAGAACAAGATGTCATTGCTGTATTATGAGGATAGAGGCAAACGATATACGTGAGCTTAAAATATTTAAATACTATAGGTTAGCTAGAAAGTGGTTTTGTAAAAATTATGATATAATGGAAGCCGACCTTGAGCTTTTGATATATTTTGATTGTATAGGTATATTTTCAAGGCAAGACTATATAAATGGCACATACGTTTACTCGTGGGATAAACATAGATGGGAGCGTTTAGTCAGAGACGGTTGGATAGTTGTGTATAGCAAAAGAAATAGAACTACCGTTAAATATAATACGTACAAGGTTAGTACTAAGTGTAAGTTAATGATAAATAGACTTTACAAAGTGCTGTTAGGCCAAGAAGATTTACAGCATTTAAAAGAACAAGATTCTTACACTTCAAAGGTAATGAGTACCGCTTTAGATTATATGAATAAAGACAATACAAGATAATGGGATATAAAATGAAAACCAATATTAAGAGATTAATAATGGATCATGGTTTAGTTACAGAAAGCAGTGATATGGGTAAAGCTGAAGGCGTTACTCTGAATGACGGTACAATTGTAATTAATTCAAAGCTTTCTAAGAAGAAAAAAGATATAGCTGAAAGCCATGAAAGAGTTCATAGAGATCAAATTATAAGAGGAGATCTTTCTTATGATGAAAATAACGTTTATTGGAAAGGTCAGAAACACCCAAGAGTTTTAATGAAAGAAGGATCAAAGAAATTAGCTTGGGAAAAAGAAGCGTATAAAAAACAATTAAAAAAATAAATTATGGGAAAAGCAGGGCCTACGGCTATACCGATTACAAAAATAGCGCACGCACAAAAGAAAGCGCCACATCCAATTTGTCCATCTTGTATGATGCCAATCGCTCAAGGTTGTGGTTGTAAAATGAGAGGTGGTAAAAAAATAAAACGTAGTAATGAAGTTCGTTATTAGCGATCATATATCATTAAAAGAGGCAATTAAATCTAATACCGCAGAAAGGTTAGGTATTGAAAATTTTCCAGACAGCCCTACGCTTGTTAATATGCAAGCTTTGGCTGAAAACATATTTGAGCCACTTAGAAACTTTGTTGGCGGTCCTATATATATAACTAGTTTCTATAGAAGTCCTGAGTTAAATAAAGCTATAGGTGGAAGCACACGTTCACAACATTGCTTAGGCCAAGCTATTGATTTAGATGACGTACTAGGTAATGCCACAAACAAAGAGATGTTTGATTATATAAGATATAATTTAGACTTTGATAAACTTATCTGGGAGTTTGGATCAGAGCATAATCCAGCTTGGGTACATGTTAGTTTTAGACAAGAAGAAGAAAACAGAGGTGAAGTACTTAAGGCTGAAAAAATAAACGGTAAAACAACATATTCTTATTACGATGAGTAGACCACTTCCATTTGCAGCAAATGCACCATTTAAGAAAGCTGAACCTAGACGTACTATTGGTCCTGGTAAAAATTTTAATAAAGCAAACCCAACTGGTACGGGCGCAGCTGCTGGTGGTGGTATGACACAAAGAGGTGTTGATGAGTATAAAAGTAAGAATCCTGGTAGCAAACTACAAACAGCGGTAACAACCCCGCCTAGTAAGCTTAAACCTGGCAGTAAAGCTGCAAAAAGAAGAAAATCGTTTTGTGCAAGATCAAAAGGATGGACGGGCGAACGCGGACGAGCCGCTAGAAGAAGATGGAACTGTTAATCGTAAATTGAAAAATGGAAACTATAATTATTATTTTATCAATATTGTTATTTATCGCTGTAATTTTTTGTGTTTTAGTTGCAACTAAGGTACTTAAAGATAGAGATGGTGACGGTATTGCAGACATACTTGAAGATAAATTTCAAGATTTAAAATCAGAATTAGAGTCACTTAAAAAGAAAAAATAAAGTGAGTAAAAAAAAGTTTAAGGACACTGGTGTAGGAAAATTTCTTCTTGATAAAATTCCTAATATCGTCGGCAAAATAGCTGGCGATACACCTGTTGGTTCTGTTATTGAAGCTATTATTGGCGGCAGTGATATGAGTGATGCTGATAAAGAAATAGCATTAAAAAAATTAGAACTTGAAAGAGCAGAGATAGATGGCACAACAAGACGTTGGGTTGCTGACGCTAGATCAGGTTCGTGGCTTGCGGCTAATGTGCGGCCTTTAACTTTAGTATTTTTAGTAATTAGTTATGTATCTGGTTGGTACATGGGTTATCCTTTAGATGATATTACCGGGCTTTTAACAATCGTTATTGGAGGCTATTTTGGTTCACGCGGCGTAGAAAAGGTGTTCGGAAACAATAAACATAAATAAAAATGGCAAGAATATTTACATATGATCAAGATGCTGATCTAAATTTGAACGACAAAGTTATTGGATCTAACTCTGGTGACAATGTAACAAAAAACTTTTCTATAGAAAGCTTATTAGAGCTGGCTAATGCTGAAAACTTTATTAAACAGTTTGATGGTATTGTTTTTAAAGCACAAGATCATAATATTGATAGTGATCAATTCGGTATAATTACAACCGGAACAGGTGCTTATACAAGTACCGATTTTTCTGTTATACAAACCCTTTATTTATCTACAAAAAACTTACAAAACAAATCAGTAGCAGAGTACATTGATGTACTTGCTGGTTATGATGTAAGAATTACACAAAAAGGTGATACAAATAATTTTGGTATATATCGTGTTGATAGTGTTACTGATTCACTTGATGGCACATATAAAATACTTTCTGTATCAGTACAAGACGCATCTGGTCTTCTTACAAAAGATGCTGAATATTACATTTCTACACTTGGTAATAATTTAAAAAACCTAAACTCATTTTCTGTAACTGAATTAAATGATGTTACACATGCTGGATCTGGTCAGATAATTACTGACGCAGAGCGAACTAGTGTAGCTACAATTAACGACAGAATACTTTATACTGATATAGTAAACGATGTTACTTCTGGCGGCACGGCTGTGCCTTTATCAGCTGAGCAAGGTAAAATACTTAATGGGCATATAAATACAATAAATGCTTTACTTACATCAGATAATGTTGATCTTGATTCATTACAAGAAGTTGTAGATTATATAGAAGCAAATAAAGCAACTTTAGATTCATTAAGCATAAGTAATATTGCTGGGCTACAAACCGCGTTAGATGGTAAAGTTGATAAAGTTACAGGTAAAGAATTATCTGCAAATGATTTTACAGACGCTTTATTAAACAAGCTTAACAATATAGAAGCAAATGCAGAAGTTAATGTACAATCAGACTGGAATCAATCAACTACTAATGCAGATAACTTTATACAAAATAAACCTACAGACTTAACTGTTTTAAGTAATCATAGTGTAACAGGATTAAACGATGTAACTTCTGCTGGATCTGGTGCTATAATAACTACAGCTGAAAGATCAAAGCTTGGTGGTATAAGTGCTAATGCAGAACAGAATGTACAGAGCAACTGGACTGAAACAGATACAAATGCAGATTCTTTTATACAGAATAAACCTGTTATACTTGATCAAAACACTACAATCACTATTGCAGGCACTGCTAACGAAATAGCTGTAACTCCGAATACAGCACAAGATCTTTCACAAAATAGAACATTCACTATTAGTTTACCTGATGATGTAACTATAGGTGATGATCTTACTGTAACTGATGATTTGATTGTACAAGGTGATACCACAACAGATAACATAACTGTAGATGATGTTTTAGCTTTTACAACAGCACAGTCAAATGCACCTAACACTAATAATGCTGTATATGTTAAATCTGTTGATGGAGCAGGTGTGTTACATTTTAGATATAATAATAAAGATGTAGCAATAGATGATATTACAGAAAATATGCCTACTGGTATTACAAGTGGTGGTAATTTATCTGTTGCTAATACAACACAATTTACTATAGCTGCGGGTACAGGTATTATAAATGACTTAAATAAAGAAAGTAGCGCAACTGTACCGCATCCTGAGATAAAGCATATTTCTTGGGCACAACAGACTATTTCAGTACAGTATGCTAGTAGCACAACATCTCAAAACAATACTTGGATATACGTAGATGAAAATGGTTCAGTTCAACAACAAGCAACAACATTTACAGATGCACAGCAATCTAATAAAATAATTATTGGTTCTGTAATAACATCTAATAGTACTATTGATTTTGTTAGAACTTTTCCAGTTACAGCGTATAGTGCTACAAAACAAATACAAGAATTTACAAGAATATTTGGCGCATTAAAAAAGTCTGGTTACAAGCTAACTGCTAATGGTACAAATTTAAAGTTAGATAGAGCGTCAGGTGTTTCTTGGGCACAAGGAAGAAATTATGGTCAAGATCCTAATAATCCCTCTATTGTTTCAGATGCTGCTAAAACTGAAAGTTTAATACATAGGTATTATTCTGACGGATCAACTGGACATACAAAAGATTCTAATGCGGGCGCTGGGTATGCTACTATTGATCCTACTAAATATGACGATGGATCAGGAACTCTTGCAACAGTTTCTAGCGGTCATTTTACAGTTCAAAGATTATATTATTTTCCAGGATTTACAAATGTTATAGTGGCTTATTATGGTAAAGCCCATTATAGCAGCATGGAAGTTGCAGAAAAAGAATATCTGTTAGAAGAATTTATTGAAGCTGATAATACTGCGGAGCAAGCTATTTATTTAGGAGCTTTAATAGTAAGAGGAAACGCAACTACTTTAAATGATAGTGGGCAGGCTAAAATATTAACAGCTGGTGTGTTTAGAAGCTTAGCTGCTGTTTCAATAGGAGGAAGTTCCGTGGCTTCTAATTTAAGTGATTTAACAGATGTTCACGTAGCAAGTCCTTCTAATAATCAAATACTACAGTACGACGCTACAGACGGTAGATTTGAAAATATTACTTTAACTACAGATAATATTACAGAGGGTAGTACAAATCTTTTTGATCAAACAGTAGCTTTTACTAATGGTGATAACATATCTGTTACAGGTACATATCCTAATTTTACCATTGCATCATCTCACCCTAATATATCAGGTGCAACATCAGCAGATAATTCTGGCCTTACATACATACAAGATCTTACTCTTGATAGCAATGGTCACGTAACAGGTATAACATCAACTACAATAAATACTGGTACTATATCAGATGGTTCTTTAGCTCTTGCTACAGGTGATCAAATACATGAATTTGTTACAGGTCAAAATTATCTTTCCGCAAATCAAACAATAACACTTACTGGTGATATAACAGGATCTGGAACTACTAGTATTGCTACAACTATAGCTAGTACTGCTATTGAAGGTTCTATGCTTAACAATAATGTTATATCAGGTCAAACTGCATTAACAAGTGGCTTAGCTAGTACTGACGAATTATTAGTTAGTGATGATGGTACTATAAAACGCATGGATATAGATGTTTTAAAAACATACATGCAAAGTAACCTTACGTTCACTACTAATACAGATACAAACGATGATGTTTCAGTAGCTAATTTAACAGCTAGATTACCACAAATAACAGAAAGCTTTACAATAGGTGATGCAACAGATGTTACGGTAACTACTGCTGGTAGTTTAACTGTAACAGGTGATTTAACAGTTAATGGTACTACAACTAGTGTAAACACAGAAACAGTTACAATTAATGACAATATTATATTATTAAATAAAAACGCTACAACTGGTACAGACGGTGGTATACAGGTGGAACGAGGTAGTACTGGTACAGATGCATCTTTAATATGGAATGAAGCACAAGATAAATGGTATGCAGGTCTTGCTGGTGCAGAGGTACAAATACTTACAACAGCTGACGAGGGTACAGGTAATGGTTTAGATGCTGATACTTTAGACGGTTACCAAGGAACGTATTATTTAAATTATAGCAATTTTACTAATACACCTACAATACCATCTGCTGCTAACGATGCTACAATAACTCTTACAGCTGGTACAGGGTTGTCAGGAGGTGGTGATTTTACTACAGATCAAAACGCAAATGAAGAAATAACATTTGCTTTAGATTTTAACGAGCTCACTGATATGACTGCTGATATATCAGGTACTACAGAGTTTGTGTTACAAGACAACAATGTAGAGTCTCGAAAGGCAGCTAGTGAAATAAAACTTTCCGCGTTTAACAACGACAGCGGATTTACAACTAATACAGGTACAGTAACATCTGTAGGTACTCAAACAGGTCTTACTGGTACTGTTACAAGTACTGGTAATATTGGATTAGACATAAATGCTCTTAATGCTGAAACTTCTTTAGGCGATGGAGATGTGTTATTATTTTATGATTCTAGTGCTTCGTTACATAAAAAAATTACAAAAGCTAACTTAATAGCGGCAACACAGACATATACTGATGGTAGTGGTTTAACATTAACTGGTACTCAGTTTGATGTAGATAGCGATCAGAGAGGAGTTATAAATAAAATAGGACAAGATACTAATGGTTACTATGAAATAACATCTTCTGATGTACATAACTGGTATTCTGAATCATCATCTGCGGCTCAACTTAACATGAGATTACAAGCAAATGGAGAGCTGCTTACAAGAGGTGATGTAGTTGCATTTTCTACCACTGTTACTTCAGATGAATCATTAAAAGATAATATATCAACAATACCTAATGCACTAGAAACAGTAAATAAACTTAGGGGTGTAGAATTTGACTGGAATGCAGGGCCTAGAAAAGGAAAGCATGATATTGGTGTTGTTGCACAAGAAGTAGAAAAAGTTATACCTGATATTGTACACGAAAAAGAAATGCTTGAAGGTGAATCAATAAAAACTGTTGATTATGAAAAAATCACAGGAGTACTTATTGAAGCTGTTAAAGAGCTTACTAACAAAGTTAATAACCTAGAAAAACAATTAAAAGATGCCAATTCCTAATAGCGGTCAAATAAGTTTAAATGACGATGTAAATAGCACACTGCAGGCTGATACTAATGAAACAAACGTTTCGCTAGGTGATAATAATGCTGTAAAATTTGCTACTGTTGCAGAAGGCAGTACTATTACTGGTAGATCTATGTCAGAGCTTAGAGGGCAAAGTCTTTTTTCAATATTTCCTACATCAGAAGATGAAGGAGCTTTAGGAGATTCTTTACATTTAGATAATCCTACTAGTAACAATAACTATATAAAAATAACAGATCCTGGTAGTACAACAGCAGATGTTTTTACATCAAAAAAGGGTACTTTTAGTTTTTGGGTTAAAGAGCATAGTGAGGAACATGCTACTGATCTTACATATTATTCTTCAGGTACAGATTCAGGTAATAGAATATGGCTTAGAAAACAAACTTCAAGTAGTTCTCTAGATGGTATTATCAATGTTACAATAAATACTGGTAGTTATAAATCTGAAAATATAGTTATTGATAAAGCTGGCTGGTATCATCATTGTGTTTCTATAGATACGACTAGAGATAATAACTATACAAAAGTAAGATATTGGATTAATGGTATTGAATTAGGATGGGCTCAAACAGCATCTTTAACTAATAATCAATTATTATCTTTTGGAACTAACCAAAGAATCAATGAATTATTTTATTCTAGCGGGTATGGGATGGATGCTACATATGCAGATTTTAAATTTATACATGGGCAAGCTTTATATCCAACTAATTTTGGTTCATTAAAATATGGTATATGGATACCTAAAGCTTATGATAAAGCAAAACCAGACACAAATAGTGCACTAACGACAGATCATCTTTTAGCTGACTATAGATTTGTAAATGGTAGTAAATTAGATGAAACTAGTAATAATAATGATCTAGGAACTTGCACTGCTGACTTTGTACAGAATAATGGCGGTAGTATAGAATTTTCTGGTAATGACTACGCTTTGCTTCCTACATCATCACCATTTAATGCATCTGATACTATAAAAGGTGTATCTGGCTGGGTTAAACTTTTAGGGTCCGCAAGTTCAAACGATAGAGTATTTATGTATAGCATTGGGTCTACTACTAGTACTTATTTTTTAATTGGTATATATAGAACTGGCCCACAAGCAGTATCTAGGGTTGGTGGTGCTAATAGATTATCTGCTACCATAAATTATGACGTTGATGACGCTTGGCATCATTATCACGTACAGTGGACAGGGACTGATGTAGAATGGTATATAGATGGAGAAAAATACGATAAAAATGGAGCATCAAATCTCACCTATTGGATTTCACAAACTGGCACATCTTCTACACCACAATTTGGTAGATTTAGAGTTTCTAGTCCTGGTTATTCAAATGGATCTATAGGAGAACTAAGATATTGGGATGATTTACTTACTGAAACAGAAATATTAAATAATTATAAAGCCACTAAGCATAATTATGCTTATGGATATAATGGTTTTCATTTACGACTTGGTAATACTGATCAAGGAAGTATTGTTACTAGTAATTTAACCGGAAATTATGATGCTGGAGACTGGGATGCTGACGGCGTGGATGAAACATCATACAGTGGTTCTGCTTGGAACGATTTAAGTGGTAATGGCAACAACGCTAGTTCTACCAATACACCTGCCTGGAGTACTACTAATGGAGGTTATTTTGATTTTGATGGCGCAAATAATTTTTTTAATACCGGTATTCCCGCAAGTCCTTTAAATCTTTTAGCCTCTGTTGAACTTTGGGTAAATCCTGATTCTTTAGCTGGAGATCTTTTTGGAAAAAGAGGAAATAATAATAATAAATTATTTGCAGCAAATATTGAAAGTGATGGTGATTTGACACTTAAGATAGGTAGTGCAAACAACCTAAGCACAAGTTCACAACCGTTGTCGGGCGGAACTGCTAAATGGCATCACATAGTATTTGTAGGTGATAGTATAAATTCCAGACAATTTATATACGTAAATGGAAAATTAGAAGCATCAAGCTTTTCTACTCTTACTGTAGATTCTAATACCTTAAAAACAATGTATATTGGTGCTAGAAATCAAGGTAGTTCGCCAACTAATTTATTTAATGGTAAGATAGCTCAGTTTAGATATTATGATAAAATACTTACACCTGAAGAAGTTGCGCAAAACTACACGGCTACACAAGGACATTACAATCAATTGTCTTTAGTTGATTTATCTATTAATGCTAAGAAGGCTTTAGCTGGTGGTTCTGCACTTACAGGAGCAGCACATTCTAAATCACAACCTGCTGAAAACTATGCTAATTTTACTCCCCATACAGCTATGGCGAGTAAGTTTGCTATAACCGAAGCCGGTACAAAATTAACAAGCGCTGTAGGAGGGTATCATACTACTGGAAGCTCTATAGCTCCTAGTTCAGGCAAATGGTATGTTGAGTTTAAATATTTAAGCTCGAGTGCTTACGGTAGCGCTAGAACTGGTCCAGCAATATTAGCAGATCGTTCTGATATAAATAGTTATGGTGGTACAACTGATGACTCATGGATGTGGGGTTCAAATGGCGCTATATATCATAATAATTCAAACATAGCAGGAAGTTCTGTAACAGCAACTACAAACGATATAATAGGTTTTGCAATAGATTTAGATAACCATAGGTGGTTTATTTCTAAAAATGGTAGTTGGCAATATTCACATGATCCTGCTACCCCATCAACAGGTATAGATATATCTGGGTTTACAAATTATTCTATAGGATTTCACGCATATGATTCAAATGATATAGGTAAATTTTATTTTGGTGCGGAAGGTTTTAATTATACTGTACCTAGTGGATATAAAGCTATGTCAACAGCTAATCTACCCGCAATTACTATAAGCCCAGCTGACCAAGAAAATCCAAATGATCATTTTGACGTTATAACTTATACTGGTTCTCCAAAAGAAACATCTATTAAACCTTTTAATTTTTCTCCTGATCTTGTTATAACAAAACAATTGTCAAAATCAGGAAATCACTGGGCTTGGATGGATTCTGTAAGAGGTTTTAATAATCATATAAACTCATCAGCAACCAGTACACAATACGATTATTCAGGGCATCCTAATGGGAATTTAGCACCAGCTATATCAGAAAAAGACTTTATTTTTCCTCCAACAACTCATAATGGTATAAATGAACCTGACGAGGAATATGTAATGTATGGTTTCAAAGGTGGAGGTGATGCGGTTTCTAATACAGAAGGTACAATTACAAGTCAAGTAAGTGCAAATACAGATGCGGGTTTTAGTGTTGCTACTTATACTGGAGTAGGTTATCCTAATGCATCTACGGCTGAAGTAGGACATGGATTAAACTCAACCCCTGAGCTAGTTATTATAAAAGGAACAGGAGGAACAGGTCAGAGTGGTGGTGCAGGTAGTTGGACAGTTGGGTCATCTTTACTTGGTAATGGTTGGGATGGTGGTATGTACATAAATTCATCATCGGCATATTACACTGCGGTAAACTATTTTTGGAATGGTGCTGCTACAAGTGATGTAGTAAAACTAAAAAATGATTGGTTTGTTAATGGTGTTAATAATACTTATGTAATGTACTCTTTGCATTCTGTTCCAGGTTATAGTAAAATAGGCACTTATAAAGGAAATGGAAATACAAATGGGCCTTTTGTTTATACAGGTTTTAAGCCTAAGTTTGTTTTAATTAAAGCTGTTGACCAAGCAGGTGATTGGATGGTGTTTGACACCGCAAGAGAAAGTTCCAATACAATGAGCCAGCGTATTGATTTAAACGCCACAGATGGTGAAGCTCCGGACACTGTATTTGAATTTTTAAGTAATGGTTTTAAACTTATAACAAGTAGCGCAGCGAAAAATGCAAGCACAAATAATACTTACTTATACTGGGCTATAGCTGAGGATTCTTTTATATACTCGCAAGGAACAGCAACAAGTGGTCTTAAAGCACAAGAATTTTTAGAAGCTGATAGTTCTGGTAATAGTTTAGTGCCAGAAGAACATTTTAAAATTAATCTATGGACAGGTACTGGTGGAAAGAAATTTATTGAAACAAAATTATCTCCAGGATTAATATGGTATAAGAAAAGAACAAATGATACTAAACATCCTAGAATTTTTGATTCTTTAAGAGGTGCTGGAAATGTAATATACCCAAGTAAAAGCGACGCTGAAGGCACAAACTCAACAGAGTTAACAAATATTACTAGTAATGGTTATCAGATTGGTACTGCAGCTGGTGTTAACGAACTTAATGACACATTTGTTTCTTGGAACTGGAAAGCTGGTGATACTGTTGAAACTAAAAAACCAACATATACAGATGCAGGTATATACGCTACAAACTTGCAACTTCATTATAACTTTGCTAACTCAAATACGTACAGTGGTAGTGGTACAACCGTAACGGACATTTCTACAAATACAAATAATGGTACTCTGACTAATGGAGCAGCATTCAAAGACAATGCTTACGGAAATTATATTGATTTTGATGGAAGTAATGATTATATATCAATACCTGACAATGCAAATCTAAGAGCATCAACAAGCATGACTGTTGAGATTTGGTACAAAGCGGACTCTATTCCATCAAGCAGCTTTGGGGAAGGAATATTTAGCAAAAAAGTTGCTTCAGGTGCACAAGATGATTGGATTTTAGGATTTTGGGGAAGCTCTTATCAATTTAGTATTGATAGTTCTAATAATTTACAAGCCGGTGCACCACAAGTTGGTTATTGGAATCATGTTGTCGGCACGTATGATGGTACAGCTATGAAGCTTTATGAAAACGGCTTATTAATTGGCACTAATTCTACTACTGCAACTCCAGTAACTACAACAAGTGCTGTTTCTATTGGTAGATGGTATTCAAACATAAGTAATAATTATATGTTTGATGGCCAAGTTGGTCAAGCAAGGTTTTATAACGCGGCTTTAACAAAAGATCAAGTTAGGAGTAATTATAATGCTACAAAAACACTTTACCAAGGTGTAGGTACAACAGCTAATGTGTTGCAAACAAACCTTGCATTAAATTATGATTTTGATGATTTTAACACATTTGAAAAAACTTGGGGTAGTGATAATAAAGCAGCTGTACTAAATGGGAGTAACGGTATTATACAATCTTCAATACCTAAAACTGTTTTAAATAATAATTTTAGTGTTTCTTTTTGGTGGAAACCAAACCTAATGAATACTTTTCAAGTACCCATGGGTGGGTTATATGATGAAACTGGTGGTGTAGCTTATGGATGGATGGTTTATCAAGGTTCCGATAATAAAATGTATTTATATTGGATTATCTCTTCATCTCCTAATACGTCAAACTATATAAGTAACAATGTTGTTTTAGAGCAAGGAAAATGGTATCATGTTGTAGCTACTAAGACTTCTTCAAGTGCAAGCATACATGTTAATGGCTCTTCCGCATCATCATCACCATCGCAAGGCAGTCAATTTAATATAGTATATAATACAAACCCAACTTTTTATATTGGTAAAAGAAACGTTTCTAATAATTACGCAAACGGTACTATAGATCAAGTCCGATTGTTTAATAAACAAGTTTCATCAACTGAAATAAAAAAATTATTTAGTGAAAAAGAGTCTCAAAATAACACGTTACAAATATTAGGTGATACATCATGTGTAGCAACTTATAATTTTAATGGAAACTATAATGATTTATCTACTAATTATAATGCATCGCAGTCAAACGTAACACTTTCTTTAGATAGTGCAATAACTTCAAATAGAGTAACTGACAAAACTTCAAATAACAATAGTGGATATATTTATGGAGGATCAACACAAAAGAATAATATAGGTAGATATTTATCTTTAGATGGTACAAATGACTACGTTGAAGGACCATCAGCTGGTAGTATAATCTCTAGTGGTGCTACAGCGGTAACTATTGAAGGTTGGGTTTATATGGAAAGTCATCCTAGTGCTTTTGACGGAATTATAGGTGCTATGAACTCAACAAGTCCATATGGTGGCTGGATGATATATAATCATCACACTGCAGATAACTTTGGCTTTGCTGTTAATGTAAACGGTACTTGGAATAGTATAGATTCAGGCGCAAATATTGAGCTTAATCAATGGATCCACGTAGCAGCTACGTATGACGGTAAAGTGATGAAGTTTTACAAAAATGGTAAACAAACAATGTATTACGAGGTTACTGGAAGTATAGCTTATCCTAGTGGTGATATTAATTTTAGAATAGGTAGAAACGCTAGCGCGTATGCAGATATGAGATGTGCACAAGCGCGTGTATATACTAGTGCTATTACAAGCAGTCAAGTACGCGCTAACTACAACGCGACAAAAGCCCAGTTTTTTAGTCCTTTAATACACAGTGAAGTATCTTTAAATGACAAAGCAGGATTTAGTATTGCATCTTATACAGGTATAGGGGCAAATGAAAATGTAGCTCACGGTTTAAGTGATGATACTGAATTTACACTTGTGAAACGTTTAGATACTACAGGCAACTGGTTTGGTTGGGTTAAAGATGTTACTTCAGGTAATGACAAGTATATGTATCTTGATTTTAATTATTCCTTAGGTGGACCAGCTGGAACTTCTGTATGGAACGGGGGTAATTTTCAAAATAATATAATTACACTTGGTACAAACACCGGGACAAACGCTAATAACGGAAGATATATAACTTATAACTGGAGATCTATTCCTGGTTATTCAAAAATAGGTGTTTATCGAGGTAACGGATCGAATACTCAAAACGTATACACAGGTTTTAAACCTAAATTTATAATGGTAAAACCAACTAATCAAAATTATAGTTGGATTATGGTTGACTTAGAAAGAGGTATGGGACCATTAGATACATCTGCACAATTTTTGAGTGCTGATGCAGATGCTGTAGAAAGTTATTTTAGTAGTGCAATAAACTCAACAGATACAGGATTTTATTTAGGAGGAACTTCAATGAATAATAGTACGGCTTATGAGTTTATATATATTGCCTTTGCATAAAAATTAGTATATTTAATAAATCAAATTATATAAAATGAGTAAACAATTAAAAACAGAAGAATTAAGTAAGTTACAGAATTTAATTACAATAATGCAAACAATATCTTCTGATCTAGGAGTTTTAGAATTAAAAAAACATAAATTATTGCATCAGCATGATTTATTAGGTCAAGAATTAATTAAATTAAAAGAAGAGCTACGAGAAAACTACGGTGATGTAGATATTGATGTAAAAGATGGTAGCTTTAAAAAAACTAAAAAAAATGAATCTAATAAGAAAGATTAGCATTGGTAGAGATTACAAGAACGATGCAATGCACTATAGTATAGGTCAAGAGGTTTTTGGAGGACATACCATAGTTGAAATTATTGAAGAAGAAAATAGTTATAATATATTTATAGAAAAAAATGAAGAGGTTTTACCTTGGAAAAATTTTAATAAAAACATGGCTATAGCTGTAGAATATAATTTAACTTATTAATGAAGCACTTATATGCTTACATAGTTGAACCTTTAAATGGTAGATACAATAATAAAAAGAAAATTGGTGAAACTACACTTTTGTTAAATACATCTATAGAAGATCATAAATATGTTAATAGACTTGGTGTTATAGTACAGGAGCCATTAAACAAAGAGTTTGATTATTTAAAAAAAGGAGATATAGTTGTTGTTCATCATAATGTTTTTAGACGTTTTAATGATGTTAGAGGAAACGAAAAAAATAGTATGAGCTATTTTATGGAAGATAAATATTTATGTTATATAGATCAAATCTTTCTCTACAAAAGAAATGACAAGTGGTATACACCACCTGGTTTTTGTTTCGTTAAACCAATAAAGAATAATGATAAATTTTCTACAGAAAAAGAAAAACCACTAATAGGTGTTTTAAAGTATAATAACGACACATTAAAATGTATTGAAAATATACAAGATAACGATATAGTTGGTTTTACACCTAATAGTGAATATGAGTTTATTATAGATGGTGAAAGATTATATAGAGTACAATTAAATTCAATATCTATAAATTATGGAAGCAAAACAACTGAAATCGAATATAATCCAAGCTGGTTATAAAGCAGTACATGAATTAATAAGAGTAGCAGAAGAAGAAATAATAGTAGAAGGAGGTGATGATGAGTTAGCTGCTGATCGTTTAAAAAATGCTGCTGCAACTAAAAAGTTAGCAATATTTGATGCTTTTGAAATATTATCACGTATTGAAAATGAAAAAAGTATGATTGATAATAAAGAGACTGACGAAAAGAAAAATTTTGGTGGTTTTGCGGAAAGAAGATCTAAGTAATGTACGAGCAAACTTTAATAAAAACCATAACTCCTATAAAACAAAATGTACTTAAAAAAAACAATAGGTACAAAAAATGGAAATATGGTTACAATAAAGAACATGATATTGTTGTTATAAGTAAAGATGGTACTTTAGGTGAAATTGTAGAAATACAAAACCTGAAAATAGGTTTACCTTTAATTTCAAAAATAGATGAAAGCTTAAATAAGTGGGAAGCTAAAGATCTACCTAAAGAGTTTAAAAATATAAAAACAATATTTGATTGGGAGTCATATCCAGAAGATTTTAAAAATAAATGGTACAACTATATTGATGAAGAGTTTGAAAGACGTGATAGTGGTTACTGGTTCAAAAACAATGAAAAACCTACTTATATTACTGGTACTCACTACATGTATTTGCAATGGACAAAGATTGACGTTGGAAGACCAGATTATCGTGAAGCCAATAGGATATTTTTTATATTTTGGGAAGCTTGCAAGGCCGATTACAGATCATATGGTATATGTTATCTTAAAAACAGAAGATCAGGATTTTCTTTCATGGCCTCTGGAGAAACGGTTAACCAAGCTACAATATCTAAAGATTCAAGATTCGGTATCTTATCAAAGACGGGTGCTGATGCGAAAAAGATGTTTACCGACAAAGTCGTCCCAATATCAGTTAATTACCCGTTTTTCTTTAAGCCAATACAGGACGGCATGGACAGACCCAAAACAGAGCTTGCTTACAGGGTTCCGGCGTCGAAGCTTACAAGAAATAGCCTCAAGGCTACCATGGAATCTGAGATTGGAGTTCAAGAGGGTCTTGATACAACCATTGACTGGAAAAATACAGGTGACAACTCTTATGATGGGGAAAAGCTTCGACTTTTAGTACATGATGAAAGTGGTAAATGGGAAAGACCTGATAATATATTAAATAACTGGAGAGTTACTAAAACTACATTAAGATTAGGTAGTAAGATTATAGGTAAGTGTATGATGGGATCAACATCTAATGCTTATGATAAAGGTGGCGAAAACTATAAAAAACTTTATTATAATTCAGATGTTACAAAAAGAAATCGCAATGGACAGACTAGTTCAGGATTATATTCTTTGTTCATACCTATGGAGTGGAACTACGAAGGATACATTGATACTTATGGACACCCTGTATTTGATACGCCAGAAAAACCCATACTTGGTATCGATGGACAAGAAATTGATACAGGAGTAATAGAGTACTGGGAGAATGAAGTAGAGGGACTTAGAGATGATTCTGACGGTTTAAACGAATTTTATAGACAGTTTCCTAGAACAGAGGAGCATGCTTTTAGAGATGAAGCAAAAAATAGTATATTTAATTTAACTAAAATATACGAGCAAATAGATTATAATGCGGATGTTGAAAGACAAGGTGTTATAACAAGAGGTAGTTTTCAATGGGAAAACGGTATTCAAGATACTAAGGTTTATTTTAAACCAAACAAAAATGGTAGATTTTTAATATCCTGGACACCACCTAAGAATCTAGAAAACAATGTAATAGTAAAGAACGGGATAAAATATCCTGGAAATGAGCATATTGGTGCTTTCGGATGTGACTCGTATGATATATCTGGTACTGTAGATGGTCAAGGTTCAAAAGGATCACTACACGGTTTAACAACATTTTCTATGGAAGATGCACCGCCAAACGCATTTTTTTTAGAATATATTGCAAGACCTCAAACTGCAGAGATGTTTTTTGAAGATGTGTTAATGGCTATAGTTTATTATGGCATGCCAATACTAGCTGAAAACAACAAACCAAGATTATTGTATTATATAAAGAGAAGAGGTTATAGAGGCTTTTCAATGAATAGACCAGATAAGGTTTACAACAAACTATCTGTAAGTGAAAGAGATATAGGCGGTATACCTAACACATCAGAATATATAAAACAAGCACACGCGGCTGCTATAGAAACATATATAGATAAATATGTAGGTTTTAATGAAGAAGGAGCTGGTAACGTTTATTTTAATAAAACGCTAAATGATTGGGCTAGATTTGATATAAATAAAAGAACAAAGTTTGATGCTACTATAAGTAGCGGATTAGCTATAATGGCTTGCAATAGACATTTATATCATCCTAAACCAAGATACGAAAAACAATCTTTAAATTTAAGAATTAACAAATATAACAATAGAGGTACGCACTCACAAATAATAAAATAGCATGGCTGAAACAATATTAAAAAGTTCATTTCCTAGTCAGATCGCAAGTGATGCTGAAAAGGCCGGATCTAAATACGGTCTAAAAGTAGCTAGGGCTATTGAACATGAATGGTTCAAAAGAGATTCTGGTGCTACACGTTTTTATTCTAATCGTGATGAATATCACAGGTTAAGACTTTATGCTAGAGGTGAACAATCTGTTAAAAAATATAAAGATGAATTATCTATAAATGGTGATTTATCTTATTTGAATTTAGACTGGAAACCAGTTCCTATAATTCCAAAGTTTGTAGATATTGTAGTAAATGGCATGTCTGATAGGTTATTTGATATAAAAGCGTATTCTCAAGATCCTTCTTCTATAAAAGAAAGAACAAGCTATGTTGAATCTATTGTTACTGACATGCAAGCAAAAGATTTTAATGATAGAGTAGAAGGTGAGCTAGGTATGAATATGTATAGCAACGATAAAAATACTTTACCTGAAACAGAGGAAGAGTTATCGTTACACATGCAGACTGAATATAAGCAAGCTATAGAAATAGCAGAAGAGCAAGCTATAAACGCTATATTAAATCAAAACAAATATGATTTAACTAGAAAAAGAGTTAACTATGATCTAACTGTTTTAGGTATTGCTTGTGTAAAAAACTTTTTTACTAAATCTGAAGGTATAAAAGTAGAGTATGTAGATCCAGCAGATATTGTTTATTCATACACACATTCGCCATATTTTGATGATATTTATTATGTTGGTGAAGTTAAAAGTGTTACTATCAACGAGTTAAAACAACAGTTTCCAGATCTTACAGATGAGGATTTAAAAGAGTTAACAAAACAAGGAGTACAAACGTCTGCATCACATAATAGGTTTATAAATGAAGATTCTGTTTTAGATGCTAACACAATACAAATATTATATTTTAACTATAAAACATATAATAACGAGGTTTTTAAAATTAAAAAAACAGCTACTGGTGCTGATAAAGCGTTAGAAAAAGATGATCAGTTTAATCCTCCAAAAGATCCAAGAAGTAATTTTGAAAAAATTAGTAGATCTATAGAGGTTGTTTATGATGGTGTTTTTGTTTTAGGTACAAAAAAAATGCTTAAATGGGAATTAGCTAAGAATATGACTAGGCCTAAAAGCGATACAACTAAAGTAATGTTGAATTACAATATAGTTGCACCTAGAATATATAAAGGTAGAATAGAATCACTTGTTAGTAGAATTACTGGTTTTGCTGATATGATACAGCTTACACATTTAAAATTACAACAAGTATTATCTCGTATCATTCCTGATGGTGTATATTTAGATGCTGATGGTCTAGCTGAAATAGATTTAGGTAACGGGACAAATTATAATCCACAAGAAGCATTAAACATGTTTTTCCAAACAGGTTCTGTTATAGGTAGATCATACACTCAAGATGGTGATATGAATGCGGCAAAAATTCCTATTACAGAGTTGACATCTAATGGTGGCAATAACAAAATATCTTCATTAATCAATACTTACAATTATTATATGGGTATGATTAGAGATGTAACAGGATTAAATGAAGCTAGAGACGGAAGTTTACCTGATGCCAAAGCGTTGGTTGGTGTTCAAAAGTTAGCAGCAGCTAATTCTAACACAGCAACTAGACATATATTACAGTCTGCTTTATATTTAACAGCACAAACGGCTGAATGTATTAGTTTACGTATATCTGATATATTAGAATATTCGCCTACTAGAGATGCGTTTATAAGTTCTATAGGTAGATTTAATGTAGGAACTTTAGAGGATATTAAAGACATGCATTTGTATGATTTTGGAATTTTTATTGAATTAGCTCCAGATGAAGAAGAAAAACAAATGTTGGAAAATAATATACAAGTTGCACTTAGTAAAGATCAAATATATCTTGAGGATGCTATAGATATACGTGAAATAAAGAATTTAAAATTAGCAAATCAACTGCTAAAAGTAAGAAGAAAAAAGAAGCAGCAAACAGATCAGGAAATGCAGCAAGCTAATATAAGAGCACAAGCTGATGCTAATACTCAAACGCAACAAGCTGCTGCGCAAGCTGAGATACAAAAACAACAAGCTATTACTGAGCAAAAACTTCAATTAGTACAAACAGAAGCTGAGCTTGAAACTAGGAGAATGGAAACTGAAAAACAGTTGAAGAAAGATTTAATGCAATATGAATTTGAATTAAATATGGCTATAAAAAATAGAGAGTTTGATGTTAAAAAAGAAACAGATATTTACAAAGAAAATAGTCAAACACAGAGAGACAAAATGAAGTTTGAATCATCTGGAAATGACACAATGGGTAGTGGTTTCAACCTAGAACAATTTGAACCAAAATAATTTTTTTATTAATTATATAATATTTTATCATGGAAGAAGAAGTAAAAGAAGTTGATGCAGTAGAGACTACTGATCAACAAGTTGAACAAGAACAACAAGAAACTGTAGAACAAACTAAAGAAGAAGTAGTAGAAGAATCTTCAGAAAACACTTTACCAGAAGGTGTAACGACTGTAAAAGAAGATGGCACAATAAAGGTAGATTTTACTAAACTTAATCAAGAAGAAGATGCCGTTCAAGAGCAAGAAACAACAAGCGTGGATGTGGGCGAACAAACCACAGATAGCGAAAAAGTGGACGGAGAAGTACGGGCCGCTGAAGAAAATGAAGAGCAAGTACTCGAGCTTGTTCAAGAAGAAAATGTAGAACAACCTACATTAGCCGAAAAAATAAATAATATACCTGAAAAACTTAAACAGGAACAAGAAGATGTAACTAATAATCAGGAAGATATGTCTCTTCCAGAAAACATAGAGAAGCTTGTTGATTTCATGAAAGAAACAGGTGGAACACTAGAGGATTACGTTAAGCTTAATAAAGATTATAGTGGCATGTCTGATAATGATATTTTAAGAGAATATTATAGACAAACAAAGCCACACCTTAATGAAGAAGAAGTTTCTTTTTTAATGGAGGATAATTTTAGTTATGATGAATCAATAGATGATGAACGCGACATAAAACGTAAAAAACTAAATTTAAAAGAATCTATAGCTGAAGCTAAATCGCATCTTAATAGCTTGAAAGGTAAATATTACGACGAACTTAAGTTAAGTTCTAAGTTAACGCCTGAACAAAAGGAAGCGGTTTCGTTTTATGAGGATTATAAAAAGGAGGAAACTCTTAATCAAGAACTAGCACAAAAAACTAGATCTGTATTCGAAGACAAAACAAATGAACTATTTAACAATGATTTCAAAGGTTTTGATTTCAAAGTTGGTGATAATCGTTATCGATACAAGGTCAAGGATGTAAATTCTGTTAGAGAAAACCAGGTTGACATTAACACTTTCGTCAATAAGTTTGTTGATGAAAATAAAATGATGTCTGATGCTGCTGGTTATCATAAAGCATTATTTACTGCTATGAACGCTGATAATATTGCAAATCATTTCTATGAGCAAGGTAAAGCCGATGCGCTAAAGCAACAAATGGCAAAATCTAAAAACATAGATTTAGATCCTAGAGGTAAACACGAAGGTGTTACTACTAGTAGCGGTATAAAAGTTCGTGCAGTTAGTGGTCAAGATACTTCAAAACTGAGAATTAAAATTAGAGAATAAACATTTAAAAACATTTAAAAATGGGATTATTAAAAACCGGTGGATCGTTCCCCGCGGGACTTACTCCTGCGCCCACCAAATCATTATTTGGAACTAACTACCTTACTTTTGACTCTGGTTCAGGAGGAGGTACTTTTGCACAACAGTTTTTACCTGACGTATATGAAAAAGAAGTTGAGCGATATGGAAATCGTTCTGTAGCTTCATTTTTACGTATGGTAGGAGCTGAGATTCCTTCTGCTTCAGATCAAGTTATTTGGTCAGAGCAAGGAAGATTACACATCGCTTACGATGCTGCTTCTGCTAATACTACAACTGGTGTTATTACACAAAATGATCACTCTATTAGAGTTGGTCAAACAGTTTCTGTTATTGAAGCAGGTACACATCCTAATGACGGTGTAACTTGGACTGCTGATAAAGTAGTTAAAGGTGTTGTATCTGCTGTAGATACTAACACATTTACTGTACTTGCTTATGGTGGTGCTACTCTTACTGCTGCTGGACTTACTTCTGGAACTGCTGTTACTGTAAAAGTATTTGTATATGGTTCAGAATTTAAAAAAGGTACAGCTGGTATGGATGGATCTGTAGATGCTGGTTTCCAACAATTCAGTAACTCGCCAATCATTATCAAAGATAAATATTCTATCTCTGGTTCTGATGCTGCGCAAATTGGCTGGGTTGAGGTTACTACTGAAAACGGTGCATCAGGATACCTATGGTACTTAAAATCTGAGCATGAAACACGTTTACGATTTGAAGATTATCTTGAAATGTCAATGGTTGAAGGTGAGCTTGCAGCTTCTGGATCTGGCGCAATTGGTGCTAGTTTCAAAGGTACTGAAGGTATGTTTGCTGCTATTGAGTCAAGAGGAAATATTTATCAAAACTTTAACTCTGGAGAAGACGGATTAGATAACTCTGATGGTAGTCCTCGTAGTGGATTAAAAGATTTTGATGAAATTCTAAAAAATCTAGACAAGCAAGGTGCTATTGAAGAAAACATGCTTTTCTTAAATCGTGCTACTGCGCTAGCATTTGATGATATGTTAGGAGCTGTTAATGCTCATTATAATGGTGGATCATCTTTTGGTGTATTCAACAATAGTGAAGATATGGCACTTAACTTAGGATTTAGCGGTTTCCGCAGAGGTTCTTATGACTTCTACAAAACTGACTGGAAATATCTTAACGATGCTACGACTCGTGGTTTAGGTGGAAATATTGATGGTGTACTTGTACCCGCTGGTACTTCTACAGTATATGATCAATCACTTGGTAAAAATATCAAGCGACCATTCTTACACGTACGTTATCGAGCTTCTGAAGCTGATGATCGTAAAATGAAATCTTGGATCACTGGATCTGTAGGTGGAGTTTATACTTCTGATGTAGATGAAATGAATGTACACTTCTTGTCTGAAAGATGTTTGTGTGTTCAAGGAGCTAATAACTTCGTACTATTTAAGACTGCTTCACAAGTAGCTTAATATTTATTTTTGTAGGATTTACCCCTGATGTATTTTCAGGGGTAATTCTTACTTTTTTTTAATTATATTATATCATATTATGGCAACTAAAAAAATAACTCAAAAAAAAGATGAGTGGGTTTTAAAAAACCGCTCTTATGCTTTACTAGGTAATAAAACACCTATCACATTTACATTAGCGTCTAGACACCATGCTAGAACACCGCTATTATGGTTTGATGAAGTGCAAGGTTTCTCACGAGAACTGCGTTATGCTTCAAATCAAAAGTCTCCTTTTAGAGACGAACAAAAGGGTAGATCAACATTAAATCATATTGTTTTTAGGGATGGTTTTTTGTTTGTACCTAAATCAGATCAAGGATTACAAAAACTGTTATCCTTATATCATCCAGGAAAAAACGTTATATATCAAGAACTAGATCCACAAGAAGAAGCTAAAGATGATTTAGTAGATTTAGAACAAGAGATTGAAGCTTTAATAATGGCTAAAAGTATGGATATAGATCACGCTGAAGCTGTTTTAAGAGTAGAACAAGGAACAAGTGTTTCTTCTATGACTACAGCTGAAATAAAAAGAGATACACTTCTTTTTGCTAAATCTCAACCATCTTTGTTTTTAGAATTAGTAAATGATGAAAACGTACAGCTTAGAAACCACGGTATTAAAGCCGTTGAAGCTGGTATTATAATGTTATCACAGGATCAAAGAAGCTTTTTTTGGCCAAAGAATAACAAAAAAGTAATGACTGTACCTTATGATGAAAATCCATATTCTGCATTAGCAGCGTTTTTCAAAACAGACGAAGGAACAGATATTTACAAGTCTATTGAGAAAAAACTTAAATAGCTTAAATATAGTGGTTAGGCCGCTATAATGCGGCTTAACTTCTATAAAAAATATATTATGATTAGCGTAGATACAGTATATCAAAGAGTTCAAGCTATATTGAACAAGGAAAATAGAGGTTATATGACACCACAAGAATATAACCTATTAGCAAACCAGGCTCAATTAGAAGTGTTTGAACAATATTTCTATGATCTTAATCAATTCAATAGAACTGGTGAGATAACTAATGAATATGCTAACATAGTAAACAACATAAAAGAAAAAATAAATTTATTTAGAACAACCGCTTCTATAACAAAGGCAAACTCAGTATTCACATTGCCAAGTAATTTATATCGTTTAGGTACCGTGTATTCAGGTAGTCATGAAGTTGAATCCATAGATCAAAACGACTTTCTACATATAAATGCTTCAAAACTAACCAAACCAGATACTAAAAAACCTGTTTACATTAGAAATGGTAATCAGCTTACAGTATATCCGACATCATTAAGTAATGTCTCTTGTAGTTTTATTAAAAAGCCATCTGAGGCAAAATGGAATTATGTAAACGTATCTAATATTGCTAAGTATGACTCTACAAGTTCTACTAATTTTGAGTTACATGAATCTGATGAAACAACAGTTGTATATAAAGTTCTTAGCTATGCAGGTCTTGTAATAAAACAAGCTGATATAAGTCAAGTAGCAGAGCAAAAAGATACTATAAAAACACAAAAAGAAAAATCATAATAGATGGCACTACAACAATACACTCCGAAAGAATATTATAATAGTAAAAATCATGGGTATTATCAATTTATTACTCTTGATGATATTGTTGCTAACTTTATGGTGTCACAAGTTGGTGATGATAAAATTATAAAACAAGCAAAAAGATTAGAAGTATCATATCATGCACAAAGAGCAATACAAGAGCTCAGTTATGATACTACAGACGAAGTCAAACATATAGAGGTAGAGATACCTCCTTCTATGTCTATACCTATACCACATGATTTTGTAAGTTATGTTAGAATAACTTGTTTAGACGATGCTGGTATAGAAAGACCTTTAAAACCATCTACATTAACAACTGCACCATCTCCTATATTACAAGATGAAGATTACAACTACTTGTACGATGACAAAGGTGAGTTATTACTTGGTAAAGAGTCTGAAGCAATAAAAAGATTTAAATCAAGTGATAATAACAAAACAAACTTGCAAGATGCGTCCGAAATAACTTATTTAGAAGAAGGTTATGGATACAATGTTGATTATGGTAAAAGATATGGTATAGATCCATCTACAGCTAGTAAAAATGATGTTTTCATTATAGATAAACATAGAGGTGTCATATCTTTTAGTAGTGGGGTAAAAAATAAAGTTATTATCATAAAATATGTAAGTGATGGGTTAAACAATGAACAAGACATGAAAGTTCATAAATATGCTGAAGAAGCTGTGTATAAGTTTATTGCACACGGTATTATCACAGCTAAATCAAACATACCTGAATATATTGTTAATAGAGTTAAAAAAGAAAAAAGAGCTGCAATGCGCAGCGCTAAACTTAGATTAGCAAACATCAATATAGAGGATCTCACGCAGACTATGCGAGGTAAATCAAAACAAATTAAACACTAATGGCGGAACTCAAACATACTTTTACATCCGGCAGAATGAACAAAGATCTTGATGATCGTCTTGTGCCTAACGGTGAGTATATTGATGCATTAAACATACAAATTTCTTCTTCAGAAGGGTCAGATGTAGGATCAATTGAAAACACTTTAGGTAATGAGCTTTTATCTGATTTAAATTTAACTGGTGCTAAGACTTTAGGAAGTGTATCTGATACTAAGAACAATAAAATATATTGGTTGACAACATCAGATATACTAGACGCTATATACGAGTATGATGAAAAAACACAAGAAGTAAAACCGATATTACTAGACGAAAAAACAACAAGTGTACGCACTATAAAAAACATGTCTTTGTATTCTAACACAGAAGGAGAACTTTCTTTTAACTACAAAGAATTAGAATTTAACAGTATACTAGGTAAACCATTATTAAAAGCAACAAGTGAAAATACACAAACATATGGCCTTGTGTATAGCAATGTTGACATAAGCGTAGAAGAGTTAAATTTAAAAATATCTGTACCTAAAAACACTACTGTTTTAAATAATAACAATGAAAGTATTGAATTTAAAAATATTCCATATAACGGAAAACACTACGGTAATATAGAAGTTAAATTTACTTATTCTGAATCTGGTTTTTTAAATTTTTCTAAAAATAACTTAATAACAGGTATAAATATAATTGACGGTTTATTATTTTGGACTGATGGCATAAATCAACCAAGAAGAATTAATATATCTGAATTTAAAAATTATCGGCACATAGATAACCAAACTCAAATATCTTATAAATACAAAGACTCAGAAGGTACAACAAAAATAGATTATAGACCTATATTAGAAGACGATATATCTGTTATAAAAAAATCACCGTTAAGAGCGCCTAAAATAACTTTATTTGATACAAACTTTATAGGCAATACTACTGTAACAGTCAATGTTAATTTTAGTAATAAAATTGTAGGAGATGAAGTTACAATAAGTGATTTTGGCGATCTACCTAATTGGGATGAAGGCCAGTCTGTACGTTTTGTGACAGAAGACGCTGATTTATCTTTAGAATGTAGAGTAAAAACTATAGATAATATAGGTAATAAAATAACTGTAACAATATCAAATATTGATTCTGACGATATTATAGGTCAAAGCTACTTGTTCACTGTAAACTTAATAGAAGAAGATCCAATATATGAATTAGCTTTTGTCAGATTTGCATATAGATGGAAATATAAAAATGGCGAATACTCTGTTTTTTCTCCCTTTACCCAACCGGCTTTTTATCCAAACTTTAAAGTAAATGATAATGAGTTTAAATACGACGGTAAAGAAGCATACAACTATGGCATGATAAATCAAGTTCGTAAAATTTTATTAGAGGATTTTGATTTAGGTTCTGATGAGGTAGAAGACATTGAAATAATATTTAAAGAAACAAGAAACAATAATATATACATTTTAATCTCTAAAAAAAGAATAGAGTTTGATAATTCTTTTACAATAAAAAAAGAACAAATTAAATCTTTAGTAGCTAATGACCAATTGTTGAGACAATGGGATAATGTGCCAAGAAAAGCCAAAGCGCAAGAAGTTACAGCTAATAGAGTAATGTATGGTAATTACACACAGAGTTATGACGTTTATAATAATCCTTCTTTTAATGTAAAATTAAACACTTTACAGAACGATAGAAAAACTAGTGTAAAATCAAATAGAAGCTATCAATTAGGTGTAGTATATTCTGATGAATATAATAGACAGACACCTGTTTTTTCCGATGAAACTGGTGTTTTAAATGTGCCTAAATCAAAAGCACAAACTCAAAATAAAATATCAGCATCAATAACATCTTCACCCCCGGCATGGGCAACACATTATAGATATTTTATAAAGGAAACTTCAGGCGAATACTACAATTTAGCAGCGGACAGATTTTATAATGATGTGGAAAACGGTTTTATGTATATTAGTTTTCCTTCTTCCGAAAGAAATAAAGTCACTGAAGACAACTATTTGCTTTTAAAGAAAAGCCATGGAGATAATACAGCAGTTACTTCTGATGATAATAGATATAAAATAATTGATATATCAGCTGAGCCGCCAGAATTTATAACAGCAAGAAAAAGAGTTGTAAGATCGCTAGGTAATATAGTATTTACTGACGACTACAAAGGATCTGGTGGAGGAGTTACAATAACAAATAAAGATGATGCCAGCAATGCCGCGCCGTTAAAAGACCGTGCTGAAATACAAATTAAGCAAGCTAATGGCAGCTCTGATGGTGTAGAACTAAATGAGACAAAAGAAATAAGACCAGGTAGGTTTATTAGCTTTGAATATTTAGGTAAAGAATCTAAACCGTATGAGGTAAAAAGGTTATTACAAGATCCGGCTGGTTCTAATGAAATAAAAATTATTTTTCAAGAGCCTTTTGGCGATGATGTAGAGATTATATATAACAAAACCACTGGTAATTTAGGTGATCCAAGCACAAATGCTGGTGTTGCAATGAATATATTAGAAGAATATACAGCAGCAGGAGACAAAGAGTTTGATGGTAGATTTTTTATTAAATTAAAATCTAACTCTACTTTAGTAAACTCTATAATTACACAAGAAATAGGTGGTAAAAGTTATTTAGTTAAGTTTGATTTTAACATGATCGGTATTTACTCTAAATACGATGCTAACGGTACTGGTCGTTCTGGAGCTAATACTTGGAAAAATGTAAATAGAGGTAAAGATAGTGCGTCTGATAATCCAAGAAATGATTTTCTTATTGGTAAAGGAGGTACTGCTGTTCCTGGCAGCAGCTATGAAACCGGTAAAAGACATGAAGCGGGCGGTATAGAGTATAATATAACCGTTGAAGCATCAACTAGACGTAGAAACAGCGAAGTTGATAAATTAGCAAAGTTAGCTAAAGTTGGAAACTTTGTTAGATTTGTAAATCCAGATGGAACTCCACATCATGATAAAATATATGAAATTGGCCAAACTTTAGTTTCAGCATATGCTACAAAACATGGCGGTAATCTTGCTACAAAAAGAAGAAGTTATACTGAATTACATTTTAGATTTGTAGACGAAGATGGAGAGTTTCAGCCATTAGTAAAAGATGTTGTAAAAAGAGGAGATGACACTTGGAAGAACGAGCCAAGGATGGAAATATTAGAAGAGCGCGTAGAAGAAAATCTAGTTGTAAAAGAACCATCAATATTTGAAACAGAGCCACTTGAAAGTAAAACTGAATTAAATATATATTACGAAGCTTCTGACATACTGCCAATAGATCAACATGCGAGTGAATATAAGTTAAATTGGTATAACTGTATTTCATTTGGCAACGGCGTAGAATCAAATAGAATTAGAGATGATTTTAACGCTATTTTTATAGATAATGGAGTTAAAGCGTCTACTGTATTAGATGAACCATATAGAGAAGAACAAAAATTTAACTCTTTAATTTGGTCAGGTATAATAAATTCAAGATCAGGTGTAAATAGGTCTAATGAATTTAACATGGCTAATCCTATAACAAAAGATTTTTTACCATCTTACGGGAGTGTACAAAAATTACACGCTTGGGATGACTCTATGGTTGTTATATGTGAAGATAAAACACTTAGAGTTTTAGCAAATAAATCAGCTTTATATAATGCAAATGGATCTTCAAATTTAATATCTGACAGTAGAGTTATTGGAGATCCTATCGAGTACAATGGTGACTATGGTATATCAACAAATCCTGAATCTTTTGCTTCTCACGGTTTTAGATGTTATTTTGCAGATAAATCGAGAGGTGTTGTAATAAGACTTTCAAAAGATGGTATATCTCCTATATCAAGCCATTACATGAATAGTTTTTTTCGTCAAAGACTTTTTAGTGCAGAAACATTTTATGGTAGTTACGATGCAAGAAAAAAATTATATAATATTTCTTTTGATGGTTTAGATACTGTTTGTTTTTCAGAAGATGTTAGCGGTTGGGTTACAAGAGCGTCTTTTATACCTGAAAATGCTGTATATCTCAATAATATATATTACACCTATTTAAACGGAGAGTTGTGGAGACATGATAGCGAAAATGTTTTTAGAAACAACTTTTATGGAACACAATACAACTCACAAGTAGAATTTATAATAAACGACGATCCATCCGTTATAAAAAAATACAGAACACTTGGTTATGAGGGTACTAGCAGTTGGGTTGCAAAAGAAATAAAAACAGATCAAGTAAAGGGTAAAGAAACAACTTTTGAGCCTAAAGAAAATAAATATTTTGCTAATATTACGCAAGAAAATAAAAATATAAACACTTTAGATCAAAAGAATTTTTCAACACAAGGAATAGGTAGATCAATTAGAAAACCAAATGAACTTGATTACGACGTTACTGTAGGCGCTCAAGATTTAGATGATTTTAATGTAAAAATAAATGATGGTACTTCTTGGAGTTCTAACATTATACAAAATATAGAAATAAAACAAGATGGCAGTATAGATGATATACAGATTATTGTTTTTCCAAATGACGGTTATATTATAGAAAAAACACAATTTACAACACCAAGTGATTTGATTACTGTCGAGAATTCTGATCCTAATGTTGTTGTTAAAGTCAAGGGTGAATATTTAGAATCATTGAATCCATCAGATGGTCAAACAGTTTATATAACTTTATCTGGTAAAACTGTTTTAAGACCTATAAAAGTAAGTGGTAATTATACTATTGAAGGATTCTTTATAAGTGATACTGTTGGTAATGGTAGTTATACAATAACAGAAGATCCAAAAACAGTGCAAATTATAAATACTAGAATTATAAAGCCTAATGATGGTTATTATATAAATGTAGAAGATGTAACTGTAAATAACAATCTAATTTCAATATCAAAAGATAAGCGAGGCAAAGGTTATATCCATGTTGTAGAAAGTTTAGTAGTTCCAAATGACGATACTATTAATTTAGATTACACTATAAAAGTTACGGCTAATGAAATAATAATACCGGATAAAGTAATATTTACTAAAAAATTAAGTGTAGATCCAATAAGCAATGATGGAGAAACTAGAACTATTACTTTAAGTGGAGAAGCTGAAGCTGAGTTTGAATTAATATTTAAAGAAGGTTCTTCTGTTATAAAAAAAATAGATGGGTCTATACCACCTTCGTCGTTAAAATACTCATGTGATCTTATATTTCCAGCCGGTGACACTGCACAAACATATACAGTTGAATTAAAAACTAAATCAGGAAGTGTGTTTTCAGATACGTTTGGGGATGAAACTATAACACTTAATAGACCATTGAGAACTATTAATGATATAATTTTTACTGTAAACCTTGGAAATAAAATAACAACGGCACAGTCATCAACAAATAAACCGTTGATTGTAAGTGGTTATAGTGAGGATGAAGCTAATATTGATTTTACTTTTTCTTATACATTAGACGGTACTGGATATTCTTTAAGCAAAGTACCTGTAATGGCTGATATAATAAGAAACAGCAATGAAACTGAAACTAATATAACTTTTAACACATTTACACTTACAACAGCAACCAATGATACATTATTAATAAAGGGTAAACTAACTTCTAATAATTTTATACAAAATGAAAATTTTGAATTAGATATAGATTCAATATTAGATAAAAATGTAACTATTACGTTTGCTTATTCAAACACTATAGCAGGTGGTGCTGCAACATCAAATTACACTATAGCGGGTCATAATGGTGCTACAATACCTTATACTTTAACAGCTAAGGCTGGTAAAACATTTACAGGAATATCTAATTATTATTTTACATTAACCGCTGCAGCAGGATACAAAAGCAAAACTACATTTACTAATTTAATCCCTTTTAAAATATACGATGCATCTAATAATGACGTAACTAGTACATTTGCTAATAACGATAAAGTTTCTTTCGCGGCTATTTCCCCTGTTACTGTAGGTTTTAGAAACAAACCTTTCACAGCACCAACTTCAAATCAAACATATACAATAAGGCCTTTAGAAGAAATATTTACAGCAAAAGTAGGGGTTGAAATTAGAGCTCATATAAGATTTGCAACTAAGTTAAAAGCTTCTGGTTTTACATATATAAATGGATCAACAGGTGCTGGGTATATTAACTCGTACCAATCACATGTAGGAGGAGCTACTTTTGAAATGTCTAACACAAATCAAAGAGCATTACATAATATTGAAAAATTTGCTAGAGCAGAAGGAATAACACAAAAGAATTCATCACCTTCAGGACAGCCTAATTTTATTTCTGGTTATGCATCGCAAAACACTACTAGTAGTACTTTTAGTGATAGAACAACAGGTATGTATTATATTTTAGACGGATCTAATTCTAATAAATTACTACAACACGTTTTAACTTTACCTAATAAATTATTTTATTGGTGGGATACTGACAACACTAGTAGTTCTAAATATAATATTACTAATTTAGGTAGTTATTTTACTAAGGCTACAGCAGGAACCTATACAGATATATTCGGAGATCAAAAAACAATAACTGATACTTTTGAAATTAGCTCGGATGGAAAAACATTAACTATTAACATGATAGTTAATTTTAACGATACCGATGTTGGTAACACATACTATAAACCTGAACTTACTTTAACTGTTAAAAATGACTATCCAGGTGCTTTTAATAAGTTTTTAATAAAGAAGGGTGATTACAGTTACAAAAATGATCCTTGTTCTTTAATACACGATGATGCAATTAAATTTGAAGAAGCTTTATGTGTTGATGATACTATAAATAAAGGAAGTTTTGTTTATCAAAGAACACCTGATGGCGATTTACTTTATGTAGGACATTACAACCCAACTTATGTTAAAGATAACCCTAATATACTTTATGGTAATCATTCTGAAATATCAAATGGAGGGCAAAACTCTGTGCCGACAGGGCATTATAGTTTTATACAAGGTGAAATGCCTGTGTTTTTTGAAGAAACAAATTGTTCTTTAACACCGTTTAATGAAAATCCTAAGATTACAGTTGATACTATACAAAACTGGATAAAATCTACTCCTTCAAATAAAGGTGGTGTAATTTATAACAAAACTGTTACATTTAAAAATACATCGTATAAAAACAAAGAAGTAACACTTAAAGGTACTTATGCTGATATAAGATATGCTAATTATGCAAACGTACAAAATAATAAAAACAGAAACGGTACTAACTATCTTCTTAATGTAACAACAACCCAATACCCTAAAGGAGTTCCAGCACAAGTAGCTATAGAAAGTTGTGAAACACATGAGTGGGAAGTTGTTGATCCAGTTAATAATACTTGGCAAGCAAAAATTCAATTTGATAAAAATGGTTATGCAACAGTTAATTTTGGAATTCAACAGTATAATAATATTTCTGTAAATGGCCTTGCATTGTTTAGTGATCAACTCGTTGACAAAAATGGAAGAACACTACAAGAAGCTGAAAGCTTAAGTCAAAATGATCGCATAAATTGGTGGGATCAATGCGGTATTTTGTTTTCAACAATTACACACCAACCCGAACCAGTATATTTAGCAGATTATAGTATAAAACCCCCAGACTTTGTATTTAAAGGAACGTACCAAAAATACAAAGACTACCCAGAAAACTCAAATTATCCTACATTATTCACTGTAAATATAGGAGATAATAGAGCAACTGTAGAGGCTGCAAAATCTACAATGTGGGAAAATCCTTATGAAGGAGACATGCCTTTACCACCTAAAAATCAATAAAAATGGCTAACTTAACTGTAAATTTTGGAGAAGAATTAAACACTTCTTTACAAAAAGGAGATATTATATATTTTTTAAAAAACGAAAATTTAACAGAATTAGGCGAATGTGTTTCCGTCGCTTCTGATAGATTAAGTTTTGTGGTTAATGTACCCGCGCAAGCACAAAGACCAGTTATTGGTGATTACTTTATGTTTGCAAAAAATAATGCAATAAACAGTAGTGGACTGATTGGTTATCAAGCTACTGTAAAAATGCAAAATGACTCAACTGATTTTTGTGAGTTATTTGCAGTAAATAGTGAAACACAATTTAGTAGTCAATAAAAAAAATAATTATGTCAAACGGAACAAATCCTTATGCAGCTAGAGCTGGCGATGTAGATGTATTTGGCACGAACAAATATAAAAGTTTAGCTACAGGTTATCAGCCTTTTAATGTACCTATTACTGCTTCAGCAGGCCCTATACCATTACCTTCAGGTGGTGGTGCTAGTGCTGGCGCTGCTGTTGCTTCAGCTGGAGGCGGTGGAGGCGGTGGTATGTCTAGTGGTAAAGCTGGTGCTTTTGGACAGATAGCAGGAGGTTTAGCTGGTATTGCTGGTGGTATTGTAGGTGGTAGAAAAAGAAGAAGAGAACAAAGACAAGCCGAAGCTGAATTGAAACAACGTAAATCTGAATACGAAGCTTTTGAGTTTAAAGATCCTACGGCCAACATGACTAATCCGTTTGAAGATCTAACAGTTAACCAGCAGCAAGCAAGATTTGAATCCCAACAACAGCAACAAGCTTTAGCAGGTACATTATCTGGTTTAACAGGTGCTGCGGGTGGTTCTGGTATAGCAAGTTTAGCACAGACCTTAGCACAACAATCTTCTTCCAACTTACAAGCATCTGCTGCTAGTATTGGTATGCAAGAAAGTAGAAATCAAATGGCTAGAGCACAAGGACAGCAAGCTCTAGAAGCACAAAGAGCTGAAGGTGCTCAATATGTACAAGAAAGAGAATTTGGTAGAGTAGAAACGCAGTTAGATGCTGCGGCACAGAGAAAAGCAGCTGCTGATGCGGCTAGACAAAAAGCAACTGAAGGTTTAATAGGTGGTATTGCTAACGTAGCTGTTGGTGGTGCGCGTCTTGCAGCCGGAGGCATGTAAAAAATATTAAATATGGCATCAAGATATTACAATCCAATTTTAGCGAGAAATTTAGCTAGAGCTTATCAACCACAAGTTTATGATTTTAAAACTGGTGTTGATGAAGCGTTTGAACCTTTTGTACAAGAGTTAAAGGAACAAGAAGAATTAAAAAGAAAAGAGGCCGAAAAGTACGAGAGACAACAAGAAAAAATTCGTGCTGATCAACAAGCTGATTTTAGAAACATGAAATCTTTTGATCCTAATACTCTAGTTGAAGAATATAGAGATTATGCTGGTCAAGAACTTTTTGACTTGCAATCTCAATACAAATATGCTGTTGAAAATTTACAAGGTTTTGAAAAACAAAAAGCACTAAACACTATAAATCAAGATATAGATACTATTAAAAATAGAAATCTAATATTTGGTGCATACTTAGAAGATTATAAAGACAGATATGATTCTGAGCAAGAAGGAGGTGTAAGGATTAGCAATGTAAATGATTCTGTTACTATAGAAATGGATAGACGCAAAGCTAATAGAGAGTGGGATGAAGTTATCGATATTGATGGTGTGCCTCATTTTGTGTTTAATCCTGTAGAAGGAGGATCTTTTGAAGAGCCTATAGTTTTAAGTGCTGACAATTGGACAACTGATTATGTGCCCTTAGAAAAACAAACTGCTAAATATGTTCAAGCACAATCTGATTTTGACGATTTAATAACTACTGCTAAAAGAGATTTACGTTGGGAACAAGATCCTGAAAATATAGCACAAATAGAAAGCATACTTGACGCGCAAACGTATACTAAAGACGAAGCGTTATCTATAGCTGTTGATTATTTAGGTTTAGAACAAGAGAAGTATGCTGGCCAAATTATGAAAGATCTAGATGGTGATGGTGAATCTGGAACTTTAGATGACATAAACTTTTTTATAAAAGATCAATTACGCACTGGTGTACAAACTACGTTGAAAAACTTGCATAATGCTTATAACAAACAAAAGGCAGAATCAGAAGCAGCAACTAATAATAATTCTACTTTATCAAAAGAACAAAAAGCTTTAGTGCAGCAAGAAACATTGATGACTTCGTTGGCGGATATTGATTTTAACAGAGAAATACCAAAAACTGAAAAAGGTTTTATGGATATTGGATCTAGTATTTTTACAAATACGTTGAATCAATTAGGATTTGCTAGAGTAGGTCAAATTTCAGAAGAACTAGATGATAAAGGAAATTTAACTGACATGTTTATTACGTTGAAAAACAACACGACAAACGAGTTACAACAAGTAAGTATGAAAACATTAACAGATGCTAGGCTTAAACGTATGATGTTAGTATCATCGGGCATGAGTCTTGACAAAGTTGAGTTGTTATATCCACTTGATCAAAATTTTCCTAAACCGGTGATACTACCAGGCTTTAATGCACCAATTATTAATACAGAAGAATAATGTTATATATTTATCAAGGAGCTGAGTTTACAGAAGAACAAATTTCTCAAGCAGCAAAAAACCTTGGTATGTCATTTGATGAATATATCAAGGAATATAAAATTGAAATTAAAAAAGAAGAACCGGTGGGAAAGCCGGAGTCCACAACTCAGGGTGCGCTTGTGGGAGGTATGACAGCACCCGAGTTATCAGAACCTTCAAGCTTGGAAGATATACAATCAATATCAATACCAACAGCTAAAACAGGCACTACTGCTGATACATTAAAAACACAAGAAGAGCTTGATAAAGAAAAACCAGGCTTTGTAAGATCTGTAGCTAACGTAGCTGCTAGAGGTGGTTTAACTGCTTTTAAAGGATTTACAGCTCTTGGAGAAAATTTAATGTTTATAGCTTCTGAAGCTTATGATCCATCAAAAACACCTGAAGAAAGGATAGCTAAAAGGAAAGTTATAGGTATGATGGGTGGAATTGTGCCAGGCACAGGGCCTTCTACAGCACAGTATCAAAAAGCTATAGATTATGTTTCTAAAGGCGTAAAAGAGTTTGAAGATCAAGATATATTATCTGCATTACAAAATGGTAATGTAACTGATGCTGCTCAAATGGCGGTTATGGGTGCAGCTGAATCTGCTGTTTCTTTAGCTGCTGCTGGTGGTGGTGTAGGTGCTATAGTTGCATATGGCGGTAGTATAGTCGGTAATAAGTTTGATGAAGAGTTAGAAGCAGATCCAGACCAATCACTCACAAAGCTTGGTATAAACAGTATATTGTCGGGTACAAATGAAATGGCTTTTGAAATGGTAACTAGAAAGTTACTATTTGGAGCTGGATTCTTAAAACAAAAAGGTTTAGCTAAAGAGGCCGCTGATTTTTTAAGAAAAGGTTTTACTAATGCTGCTCTTAAATTTACTGGTAAAACAGCTGGTGAAGGTTTATCAGAAGGAGCAACAGAGGGAATGAACATTTTAATTGATAAATGGACATTAGGAAAAGACATATCTAATAAAGAAGTAATACACAGAATTTTTGAAGCTGGTACTATAGGTATGGTCATGGGTGGTGGAGTTAGTAGTTTAAGCTCTTTAGGTCCTAAGAGATCATTAGACAGATCTATGGCTGAAAACGTACTATATAGCAGTCAAACACAATTGGAACTCAGACAGAGAGCCGATATTATGTCTAGAGCCGCATATGATCTTAAAAATGCCGAGACAGTAGAAGAAGAAAAATTATATGGCGATATATTAGCTAGAGAAGAAGAAGCTATTATAGAGCTTAAAAATAGATCTAACTTTGAATTAGAAACCTTAGAAGGTGATGATTTAAATAACTACGCAACTAATAAAGATGAAATACTTTCATTAAAGAATACATTAAATCAAAAAGATACATCTGATAAAACAAAAAAAGATGCGCAGGTTAGGATTAATCAATTAGAAGCTGAAAACGCAAGTATAATAGAACAGTCTGTAGAATCTTCATATGAAAAAAATCTTAGTGTAGTACAAGAAGAAGCTAAAAACTTAAATGTTACAGTTAAGGAGTTTCAAAACGACACTGATTTTCTAAATTATGTAGAAAGTGTCAGAGGCAAAAAACCAGATAGTAGCCCTGATGGTATGTACATGCGTGATCGTGGAGAAATATTAATAAACAGAGCTAGATCTATTGAGAATAGACAAATAAATGTTGCTGGCCATGAGCTTTTGCATGCTGTTTTAACTAAAACAATGAGAGCTGGCGGAGACACCGCACAAACGTTAGGTGATGCAATTTTGACAGAATTAGATAAAGTTTTGTCAAACGAAAATTTTGCTGACACAGAGCTTTATTCAAGAATAATGGCTTATAAGTATAAGTATAAAAAGTCAGGACGAATAGTAAGTGAAGAGCTTTTAACTTTATTTTCGGATGCTTTAGCTAAAGGAGATGTTAGATTAAATGAAAGTAGTCTAACAAAAATGGGTGATAAAGTAAGACAGGTGCTTATGTCTGCTGGCATGAACAGAAGCTTTAACAACTCTTCAGACGTGTTAAACTTTATAAAAGATTATAATAAATCTATATCTAAAGGATATGTTGACCGTTCTGTTAAGCGTATAGCAACTGAAGGAGCTAAAGGTAGATTAATTGGTAAAAAAGGTGTTACTGAAGATTTGCAAAATGACATTGAAGATAGATTATCTATAACTAAACAAGAATTAATAGATAGAAACAAAGAGATATTAAAAGAAGCTGGTGGTAAAGACGCTATGACTGAAGAGCAAGCTACTGAGTTTGATTCTAATGTAAATCAAATAAAATCAATAAATGAAGCACAAACACCACAACCTATAGAAGGTGTTGATCCTAAAAGCGCTAAGATGTCTGAAATGGCTCAAAACATATACATGAACGAATATGTGGGCAAGTCTAAAAGAGAAAAAATGGAAGCTTTCTACAAAATAGTAGAACAATTTGATCCTTTTATAGAAAAAACAATAAATGAATTATACAAAGAAAGATTTGACTTAAAAGAGCAAGCTATTACAAGGGAAGGCTTTAAGTTTGATTTAATAAATGGTACTTCAAATCAACCAGCTTCTTCATTATATGGTCTTGTTAATTCTTATAAGCCAGAAAGAGGTGGTGCATTAGCTCAGTGGGTAATGCAGTATTTGAAAGATAGAGGTAAAAGAGTTTTAGATCAACGTTTAAAAAACAAAGCAACACAGGGAGCTGCATCAACAGATATAATAGAAACAACAGAATTTGCCGAAAGTTTTGAATTTGAATTAGATGTAAATGCAGAACGTATAGCTAGAAATTTAGAATTAAAAAAATCATTAGTTAAATCAGTAAAAAGCAAAGTACAAGAAATACTTATTAGACAAGATTTACCACTTTATTATGCTAAAGAATTTAAAGCCGTATTAAGAGATAATTTTAGAGCTGCTTTTGCTGATCGGGTAAAAAAAGATTTTCCTGTAGATAATAGACCTAAAGGCACTTTAAAATGGACTGAATATGTAAACAATAATATTGATGGTATATATGAAACTTTTACAAAAGAAAAAGTTATAGCCTCAACGGCTGCTGATTTAAGACCTTTATTATTAGACTCAAACAACAATTTAAAGCCTTTAGAAAAAGTTAGAGATCAATTAATAGAGTATTATACTAGGCCTAGAAATACAATTACTGGCGAAATATCACCACAAAGAAAAACACAACATAGAACTCAACTAGCCGGTCAAATAGCAGATGCTCTTGGTTATGAAGCTGCAAAAGATATATTACTTAGTGAAAATGATGTACAAGAATTATTTGAGAAAGGGCAACAAAAGGCTGCTAATGAAAGAAAAATGGCGGTGCTTGTTTTAAAAAATGCAGATATAATAAATAATACTATAGAGGTATTAAATGACAAAATTAGAAATTTAAATATACTAGGCCTTGAAGCTAGAACAACATCTGGATTTAGAAGATTTAGTAGAGCAATACTGCAGCTGCAGAAAGCGAACTATCAAAACATGAATATCTTAGAGATTAATGATTTAATTAAAAAATCTCTAGGTATCGAATACGTTGACGCGCATAACATAGTTATGGCACAATCGAATTTAATGATATATGCTGAAGAAAATAAAGGCAATATTGATAAATCTGTTTTAAAAGATCTATACAAAAAAGCTTATGAAGCTGTAAATGCTGGCGTAAAAGGAGAAGCTGATATAGAAAAAAATTATTCTTTTCAAGAGTATTATATGTCACAAAATGATTCTGAACTGTCTGATGACTTATATGCGTTAAGTAAACAGCAAGTTATAAATGTATTAAGAGAACATAATTCTTTACCACCTAATTACAATAAAATGAAAAAAGGTGAGCTAATGGACTTTTTAGCTAATGTCGACAGAGTAAACGCTAAAGCTACTAAAGAGATTTTTGAAGCTCAAAGAACTGATATGGATCTTGAATTTAATAAAATATTAGAAGAAAGATCTGGTGTTGCTGCTGATAAAACTTTTTCAGATAACGAAGCCCACAACTCTGCCAAAGTTCCTAGGTTTCAATTTTTTATACCTTCTAGCGCAGAAGATTTTAAAGGATTAATATATAAGTTTTTACCTAAAGGAAAAAAAGGTGATGCTGCAAAAAAGTGGTTTGATGAAAATATATTCAGAGAATATGCTAAAGCAACATATAATTCAACTATATATAAACAAACACTTTTTAGAGACTACAAAGCGCTTAAAAAAACCCAAGGTATAACAGATAAGTATTTAAACGAAAAAATAGGTGAATCGGGTATTACAAGAGATCAAGCTATAAGACTTTATCTGTGGGAACGCAACGATGAATTACCTAAATTAGATTTAACAGGTGCCACACAAGTTTTAAGCTCAAAAGAAATAGATGATGTTGTTAAAGCTGTTTTGTCAGATAAAAAACTACGTACTATTGCAGATCACTTAGATCTTTTAACTAAAAGATATAGTTTAGATGATAAAGGTTACGTACCTTATTATGATGGTTGGATAGGTGGTACTATATCAACAGATTTAATTAATTATGCAAATGGTGCCAGACGCAAACATTACTTAACACAATGGAAAAACAATGTAGATAATATATTTACTGATGCAAATAAAAACAAAATATTAAAACTATACGGTAAGAACTTTTTAAGCAGTTTAGAAAACTCCATAAAAAGACAATACGCTGGTAAAAATATTTTAATACCAGGTGATAAAGAAACAAACATGGTTAATTCATGGATTAATGGATCTATTGGTACTATAATGTTCTTTAATAGAAAATCAGCAGTATTACAATTATTATCTACAGTTAACTTTGTTAACATGAAAGATAACAACCCATGGCAAATGGCTAAAGCTTTTGCTAATAGAAAACAATATTCTGAAGATTTTAAAGCTCTATTTAACAGTAACTATTTAGTCAACAGACGTGATGGTGTTGAGATTGATATAGAAGCTGATGAAATAGCTAGAGCTGCAGCTGGTAAAAATGGTATACGCAAACTATTTAATAAACTTATAAAAGCTGGTTATATACCTACTAAGTTTGCGGATTCATTTGCTATAGCTTTAGGTGGAGCTACTTTTTATAGAAATAGAATAAATACGTATATTAAAGAAGGTTTTAGTGAAGCGGAGGCACAAGAGCGTGCTATGTTAGATTTTCAAGAAAATGCTGAAGAATCACAACAGTCTGCTAGGCCTGATAGAATATCTAAAATACAAACATCTCCTCTATCTAGGTTGATTTTAGCTTTTGCAAATACACCTATGCAGTACGCTCGTATTATAAAAAGATCTAGTCAAGACCTTATAATGAAGAGAGGAGATGCAAAAGAACATATAAGTAAAATTGCTTATTATGGCTTTATACAATCATTATTATTTAGTGGCTTACAGAATTTAACAGATTATATGCTATTTGATGATGACATTGATGAGTTTGAAGAAAGACAGACTATTAGAGCTTTAAATAGTGTAGTAGATGGGTTTTTAAGAGGTATAGGTTTATATGGTAATATAGCTGTTGCAATTAAAAACCAAGTGTTGGAATTAGAGAAAGCTTTAGAAGATGGTACAATTACTTCAGAGGAAAAAAATAAACTACTTATACAAACAACATCTATATCTCCACCTTTAAATAGTAAACTAAGAAAAGCTGGAAAAGTTGTTGACGCTTTTATGTATAAACAAAGTTTAAATGAAATAAAACAAAAAGGTTTTACATATGATAATCCAGCTATAGAAGCAGGTGCTAATTTACTTAGTGCTGGATTTAATCTTCCTGCTGATAGAGTGTTAAGAACTGTTGATGATGTAGCTACTATGGCAACAGAAAATATAACACCATGGCAAAGATTGGGTTTACTTGGTGGATGGGATAAATGGACACTAGGTATAGAAAAACCATCCTTACCTAGCAATAGAAAAAGTAGTAGAAAACAAAGCACTAGAGGTAGTGCCAGAAAAACGATTGTTAAATAATAAATGATAAAGAAATGGCAAAGAAAATGAAAAACACTTGCTGGAAAGGTTACGAACCTATCGGTATGAAAAACAAAGGTGGTAGAAAAGTTCCTAACTGTGTTCCAATTACAAGCAAATCAAAAAGTGGAAGATCTTAAAATATATGGCCTAAACTTTATAGCGCTTATGACTAGTATGAGTCCGATTAATCCGGTTCTTCAAACTATAGTATTAGTATTGACTATTGTCTACACATCTATAGGAATATATAAACGATTAAAACAAAATAAACAATGAAGCTCCCCAAAAACGGCGTAGCCAAGGAAATTAGACACTATGTCGGTAGTCTATTTATCTTCCTACTTGTTATGGCTATCATCTTTATTCTGATGCAATATCCTGTATTAGAAACAAACAAAGAGGTTGTAATGATGCTTATAGGTACAATCAGTGCATCTATTGGTCT